GCCCCGGCCGCGAAGCCGGGGCAACCCCATTGCCAAAGGGGGGAGGAGACAGCCTATTGGCGCGGCGCGAGGCACACGTCGCGCACGTAACCCTGCAATCCCAGAATCACTTCCCGGTCGTGCTTGATGCCGTCCCGGAGGGCGAAATAATGTTGTCGAGCTCCTGCATCGAGTTCGACGGTGCCGTCATCATCCACGCCGGCGGCGGCGGCGGCGCTGCGCACGTTACCGGCGGGGGCGGCGGGGCACTTGGCGCGGACGCGCAACTGCACAGCGCCAGCATCGACAGCAGCGCGAAGGCGCTCGTTTTCCCGCTTCGCATCCTGCATCTCCTTGGTGTGTTGCCGGTCGAGCTCGGCGACCGACTGCTGCCAATCCGCCTCGATCTGGCGGGCCTTCTCCGATGCTTTGGTCGCGGCGTCCGAGAGTTCCTGCTTCTCGCGCGCATGGTCCGCCTTGAGGGCGTTGACCTCGGCGACGCGCCGCGCGTGCTCCACGTCGACGCCGAGCCAGCAGCCGGCCGCCAAGCAAGCGGCGGCCGCCACGATGGCGCCGATGATTGCCCACGGGTTCAACGGGTTCATTGCGCCCCCATGCAGGTGTCATAGCGCTGCTTCTGCCGCGTCCACACGCCCCAGCAGCGCTTGTTCGGCTTGCCGTTCACGAGCGTGCTGCAATCGTAGCCGGCGGCGAAACGGTAGTTCAGCAGCGCCTTACATGCCGCCGCGTACTCGCCCGCAATGACGTAGCGCCGCATGCTGGACTTGCGCCAATTGCCGATGCCGTACTGGCCGACAAAATCGAGGTACACGTCGTATTCGGCCTGATAGAGCCGCGTGTCGGGCGGAAGCGACGCGCGCAAATCGCGCTCGTCCTTTGCCATGAGATTGCGCGCCAGTTCGTCAGCGCGCTTGCGGGTGATGGTGTCGCCCATCTTCACGGGCGTGCCATCCTCGTACCGCGTCGAGCCGTGACCGATCGTCGGCACGTCGCCTTTCGTCGGGATTTCGGCCTTCGGCGCGAATCCCTCGCTGGCGACCCACGTGGCGAATGCTGCGGCGCTCACGGTCAGCGCGCCGATCACGGTGCGCGCGCGATTACCCATCGTCGCGCTCCCCTGCCGCCGCCGGGCGGACTGAAACCCACCCCCGACGCTCGCAAATCGGGCGAAGCACTTCCTTCCAGAACTTCGCCCCCATCAACCACATCGTGTAGCAGAAGGCGGCAAAGCTCGCCGCCTCCGACCAGGACGTGATCCCCACAACCGCCCAAAGGCCGGCGATTTTCGCCAGCAGGACGCCCCCCGATTCACCAGTCTGATTTTCCATGTGGAACGCGGCCCCGTAGTCCCATTTTCCCGGTGCGATTGTAGCACCGCGGTTGCGTTACATAACCACAATCCGCGGGCGGGCGCTATTACACAACAGAATCCGGTGTCACTTTCGACGGTGTAGGGCTGCATGGTGCGGCACAGTGCGAACCCCCGGAGACATCTATGGCAAACACCAAGCCGCGCCAGCGGCTTTCATCATCAGGCAAGAGGCCCAAAGTGATCGAACACGAGACGCCCTGGAACGAGGGCAATCCGGAGAAAAAGATCGGCATCAACGTGCCGTTTCCCGAGCCGCTGATGAAGCAGCTAGATTACCTGATCCAGCACCGGGCCATCTCCTCAAAGTCGTCGTTCATCCGCGATACGGTTGCCGCGGCGGCGACGCATGAGGTCGAGAAGCTGCGCCGCGTGCAGGAGGCGATGCGCCGCATCGAGGAGGAGGACCGGTCGCGCCGCTGATATTGCCTTACAATGCAGGCGACGCTACAAGGCGATCGAGGACTGATCATGAGCACCATCGACATTGCATCCGAAAACCGTTGGTTCCGCGCCGGCGCGGCCGTGCGGAGGATCGTCAGCCGGCATCCGTTCGCGCTGATCGTCGGCGCCTTGGCGCTGGGGATTTTCATCGGGCAGTCAAACCTGTTCGGGTACTCGAGCGCCGAGGCATGCGCCGCGCAGGCGAAAACGCGCTGGTCGGTCGGCGCGTGCTACGAGCTCTACCCCAGCATCCACGACGCGGCGAAGTAAGCAGAGCGCGCCGAGCGAACCCGGCGCGCCCTGATCGTCACGGCTTCTTGAACGCCTCCAGCGCGCCGCGGTACAGCACTTCCTCCTCGCCCTCGAGCTCCTTCAGGCGCGCGCGCTTTTGCTCGGTCGAGAGCGTCTTGTCCGCGTTCACCGTCACCGCCTCGTCCCGGATCGCCGCGATCGACTTGGCGTAGCGCTGCGTCATGCGGTCGAGCGAGATCATTTCCGCCTGTTCCGGCCGCGCGAAGATGTCGTCGAGCGCTTCGCCGTCCGCCGCCTTCTTCGCGACGTGGAATTCCTCGGCCGCCGCCTTCGCCTCGCGCGCGAGGTCGTAGTAGCGGCTGCGCAGCGGCTTCACGTCGTTCTGGCGCCAGAAGTCTTTCACGATCGGCACGTCGCTGCTCGACATGCTGCTGATATCGGACCCTGCGAGCCCGGCCGCGCCGATCGAGTCCGTCACGAACTGGCCCAGGCCGCCCGTGTAGGTGCGCCAGATGTACTTCAGCGTCTCCGGGCTGACCTTCGTGAGGTCGTTCTCGTAGCGGCGCGCGCCGGTCAGCTCGCCGGCCGCCGCGATCTGCTGCGCGAGCGCGTCGTAGACCGATCCCTTCGTGCCGCGGTACATCTTCAGGTTATCGGGCTGAGCCTTCGTCGACGGCGTGTCCGGCACGATCTGGCTGCCGAAGTGGTTGCGGTTCGCGGCCGTCTCGGCGAGCGGCTTGATGACGGTCGGCACGGCCGACATGAACGTGTCGAGCGTGTGGTTGTCGCTGTCCGGGTTGTACGCGCCGTTCAGCGGGAAGTAGGCGTCGATGAACGACGACACCATGCGCACGGCCGACTTCATTGCGCTTTCGCCGCGCGTCGCCTCGGCCATCGCCACGCCGAACGCATACGCCGGCGAAAATTCCTGCGACAGCGGAACGCGCAGCGTGTGATTGCCGATGCCGAAGATGAAGTTCTTCGAGCGCGCCTCCCAGCCTTCGCCCAGCCAGCGGTCCTTATCGTCGTCCATGCCGGCCGCGCCGGCGAGGAAGCCGAGCGTCGCCAGCATGCCGAGCGCGACGAGCGCCTGCCCGCGGTGCTCGCCGCTCGCCAGCGTGCGCAGCGCGTTCGCCGTGCCCTGGATCGCCGGGTTCAGGAACAGGTAGACCGCGCCGAGTGCCGGCGTCAGCGTGCCCTTGCGGTCGAAGTCGACCGTCACGCTCTTGGCGGCCTGCGCCGCGCGGCCCGGCGTCTCGCCCTGATCGCGCAGCGTCATGTAGAGTGACAGGCGCAGCGCGTTCTCGGTCGCTTGGTTCGCGATCTCAACCACGTGCGCCATGCCGCCGACGATCTTGCGGCCGGCGACCTTCGCCGCCTTCAGGTTCTTGCCGTCCTTCAGGTAGCCGCGCGCGCCGTATGCGTCCTCGTACATCTGCGTCAGCGATTTGCCCTGCGCCTCGAGGTCGGACATCCACGACGCGCCCGTCTTTCCGCCGTGCATGCGGTATTCCTTCAGGAGCTTGCCGACCTCGCCGGCCGGCTCCTTGCCGGTCGCCGCCCACTGGCCGAGCGCCCTCACGGCGGCCGGGTATTTCGCCCATGCCTTCGCCGCGACGGCCGCGCCCTCGTGCCCGACCATGTTGATCGTGCCCGTCAGCGCGTCGCGCGAAGCGTTGCGCAGGATGAACGCCGGGTTGTAGCCGGTGTAAATCTTCGACAGGTAGCGGTTCACGCCGCGCATCATCTCGAGGATCGGGTGCATGCGGGCCTGATCGAGCGGCCGAATCTGCTTCGCGAGCGCTTCGTCGTTGATCTGGATGCGCACGGGCTCGCCCTTCACGTAGACCATGACCTCATTGTCTTGCAGCGGCTTCACGAACTCGGCCACGCGATCGCCGTTCGAGTCGAGCACGATGTAATTGTGCCGGGCGTGCGCGCCCAAGCCCTCGAGGAACGCGTTGACCTGCGAGCGCGACGTGAACGAGCCCACGGTCTTGCCAGTCTTGCCGCCGAGCGGCCCAACGTCCACCACGTTGTACACCTTGCCGGCGACGTAGCGCCCGCGCGGCGGCACGCCGATCGTCCACAGTTCCGGGTCCGGGTTATCGGCGACCAGCGCGAGGAGGGACTGGCGCGCGAGGTTCTTTTCTCCCACGACCACGGCCTGATCGTAATCGCGCGCGATGTTCTCGAGGATGTGCTCCTCGCGCTCCTCGTGGCCCATAGCGCGCTTGACCTTCGGGCCATACTCGCCGTCGCCCTTCAGCGGCACGTAGTTTTGGTATGCCTTCGCGAGCGTGTCGTGATCCTCCTGAGTGATGAGCCCGTAGGCCAGCTTCAGGTCGAGCGTTGCTTTCGCGATGTCGCGGGCCTGCTGCGCGAGCGCATGGAGCTCGGCGTTGCCGGAGTACTTTGCGATGATTGCGTTCGCATCGGCCGTCGTCATGCCCGAGCCACCGTCCGGCATGTCCTCGTTGATCTGCGCGACGCGCTCGTTCCGCTCCTGCGCGTGCTGAGCGTGCAGCAGCTCCTCTAGCTGTTCGGGCGTGTGGCCCGACTTCGCAAGGCGCTCCATCAGCGGGCCCGTGAGCTGCTTCTTCGCGTCCTCCATGCGCGCGGCGACGCGGCCCGGCCGGTTCGCCTCGGCGCGGTAGTAGTCGTAGTTGCCGAGCTCCTTTACGCCGGTCAGCTTCTTGATGCGCTCCTGCACCTGCTTCACGCGGTTCATGTTGTCCTGCACCGCGGCTTGCAGGCGGTCGAAGCGCGACGGCGCGGGCGGCGTGAGGCCGCCGGCGGCCGGCTGGTTCGGCTGCCGCGCGCCGACCGAGAAGCGCGCACCATCGGTCGGGCCGCCGGCCTGATCGCGCAGCGCGGCAGCGGCCAGCGCACGGAGCTGCGCCGGCGTCACGTCGCCGAGCTGCTTGCCGAAGCGGCGCAGCAGCCATGCCTTCACGGCGCCGATCACGTCGTCGACCCACTTCTGGAACGCGGCCGGAGCCTGCTCGTACTGCTCGATCGTGTAGGCGCCGAATTCTTCCGACGTCAGCGTGTTCGGCACGGCGCCCGCCTGTTGCGCGCGCGCGACACGTTGCCGAGCCTGATCGTAGAACTCGCGCGCCCGACCGCTCGACTGCCGCGCCTGCCGGTGCAGCGCGTCCAGGCGGCCCATCAGCCCATTCCATGCCTGATCGCCCACCAGCCGCTCGCCGCCCTGGTGGAACGCTTCGTGCAGCAGCACGGGAAGGGCAGTCTGCGGCGTCAGGTTGGCGGCGACGAGGTGGATCGTGCCGTCCGGCATCGTCACGCCGCGCACGCTGGTCGGCGCGTTCTTTTCCGGCAGCGTTGCGGCCGTGTCGTGCAACACCACACGGTTTTGTGCGATCAGGTTCGATACGACACCACCTAACGAACCGGATTTTACAACTTTTGCAATATCTTCAGACTTGAATGCCTTGTAATTGGCATTCTCGTTGCCCATAATTACATCCGAGCGGTCGGGCTGGGGAACTCTGCCAGCCTGAGTAAAGCCTTCAAGGTTCGTGGTACCGGAGGCGCCGCTCCCGATGTCGGCCAGATCGGCGAACTCTCCCTTCTTCGATGCGTAGCGATCGAATGCAGTGACGAGCCACGTCTTGGCCTTGCCATCCCAATCCAGACGAACCGTTGCCTCGGAATCCGGCGTGCCGATGTAGACGCGCCCGCGATGACCGACCTTGCTGTAGATGGTGCCGTTCTTCAGCAGGTCGGGGAGCTTCGCCAGCCACTCATCGCCGCGCTTGCTGGCGATGTGCGCGAGCCCCGCGTTCTTGTCGCCATAGACCAAACTGATTTCGCCGATGCCGGGCCGCGTCACGGCCGCGACAGCTTCGCCGCCCTTCGCGTCCATCAACTGCTTGATCGCCGCGGCCGGATCGTCCTTGAACTCGTCGTACACCGGGCCGAATTCGGCGACCATGCGGCCGTCATCGCCGACGCTGTACTTGCCTTCGTTCTGGCGATCGCGCAGCACCTCGGAACGCGACGACTGCGGCACCTCCTCGCGGAGGCCGGTGCCTTCAACCTCTACCGTAGCAACCGCGGCATCCGCGGACGGTGCCGGCGCGTTGTCGGCCGCCTTCTCGGCAGTCAGCTCGATCTCGAGCGAATTGAGCTGCGCCATCTTGTCCAGGAGCTCAGCCTGTTCCGGGAACGGTGCGCCCAGACGGTTACCGATCTGCTCGATGCGGCGCTCGTTCTGCTGCACGCGGGCCGTGAGCTGCGCGAGCTGGTTGTCGAGGTTGTTCACCTGATTGGCGGCGCGCGTCGCGATGCCGCCGACCGGCAGGTCCGGGTCGAGCGGGAGCGACACGAGCGGCGAGGGGTCGCCGGGGATGTCGACCGATACGGCCGCGATGTACTCGCCGGAGCCCTTGAGCTGGGTGCCGTGGAACATGATCGGGAAACCGCCGATCTCGCCGATCTGCTCCGCGGTGTCGGTTTCCTTGTCGGCCAGCTCCTTGAAGCGGTTGAAGATCGCGCCCGAGAACTCGTCGCGCTTGTCGTAGGAGGTCTTGCCGACCATGCCGGCGAACTCGCCGGCGCGGATCGGCGTGCGCTTTTCGAGCGCGGCCTTGATCTCGCTGGCGAGCGTGTTGTCGCGCTCGATCTGCGTCTCGGCCCAATGCTTGTCACGCCGGAGCTTGTTCTGGTCGTCGTGGTGCGCGTAGCTCAGACGCTCCAGGCGCTCGACGTCGGCCTTCAGGCCGGCCATCTTCAGATAGCGCTCGTCGCCCGACGCCAGCGCGGCGGCCATGTCGAACGCCGACGCTTCAGACACGTCCTCGAGCGAGCGCACGCTGTCGTCGCCGTTGAGGGCCTGTTCGATGAACCGCGCCTTGCGGGCGTTCATCCCCCACATCGTGCTGTCGTAGCTGCCCTTCGTCGCCCACGCGCGGATGCGCACCTGCTTGTTCTGGTTGCCCTGGCGGATGATGCGCCCCTCGCGCTGCTCGACGGACGCCGGGAACCACGGCGCGTCCAGATGCTCCTCGCTGTAGAGGCGCTTCTGCACGTTCACGCCGGTTTCCATGTCCTTGCCGCCGATCAGGATGCGCTTTTTGCCCTCGCGCATGTCCGCGAACAGGCGCTCCTTCTTGGCGTGCTCCTTGTTGTCGCGCATGAACGCGATCTGCTCGCGCGGCACGCCGCCCTCGACCAGACGCTTTTCGATCCACGCCTTCATGTCAAAGCCGCGGTTCTTCGCCGACTGCTCGCCGAGCCCGATGTCGGTAAAGATGATGTGCGACGCGCCCTTGATCGGGTCGACCTTGCCGTTCGTCGAATACTCGAAGTCGGACGCCGCGTGATAGTCGGCGATCACGGCGTCGAGCATCTGGTTCAGCTTGCTGTTCGGGTCGCTCGGCGCGGTCGGGTCGACGAAGCGCATGTCGATCGCGGAGAAACGGCCGTCCGCGATCACGTTCAGGATGATGTCCTGCCCCTTCGAGGGCGGCCCCTTGCGGTTACGGATCGCGGTGATGCGCTGTTCGAGCGCCTTCTGGTATGCCTTATAGCCGAACGGCTCCGGCGTGACCATGACCTGACGGCCGCCGCCATCGATCGCCGGGCGGTCGACGTACTGCGAGAGCTGCGAGCTCGTCAGGATGTCCATGAACGAGCGCACGCGGCGCATCAGCTCCGGCACGTTCTGGAACTTCGCGAAGCGGCTGACGACTTCATAGCCGCCCGCCGCGTTCTGCTCGAAGCCCGCCACGACGTCGCCGTACTGGTTCGCCCACGCGTCGAAGGTGTCCAGACCGTCCTCGGCCATCTGCTCGGGCTGGAAGAAGCGTTGCACCGTGAACAGCTCGCCCATCGTGTTCGTGATCGGCGTGCCCGACGCGGCGACGAGCGCGCGGCCCGGCTTCTTCGAGCGCAGGTACTGCGCCTTCATGAACAGGTCCATCGCGCGTTGCGAGCCGGCCGGGTCGATGCCCTTGATGTTGCCCTGCTGCGTCGCGAAGTCGAGTTTGCGGAACTCGTGGAATTCGTCGACGAACAGGCGGTCGACGCCCAGCTCCTCGAACGACAGCACCTTGTCCTTCTTCTCGTTGCCCTGCTTCGCCTCGAGCCGGCGCTCGAGCTGCTCGATGCGGCGCTCGATCTGCTTGCGCGTGATCCGGTCGCTCTTGTCCGTCTCGTCGAGCGCGGCTTTCCACTCGTCGATCTGGTCGGAGATGAACTGCGCCGCGTACTCGTCGGACATGCCGATGCGGCCGAACGCCGAGTGCGTGATGATGATCGCGTCCGGGTTATTGAGCGCGGCCTGCGCGACGAACCGGCGGCGGTTGTGCGTATGGAAATTCTGCTCGTCCGCGACCATGATGTTCGCGGCCGGGTACAGCTCAAGGAACTCGCGCGCGAACTGCGCGAGCATGTGGTTCGGCACCGCATACATCGGCTTGTTGGACAGGCCCAGCCGGCGCTCCTCCATGCCGGTCGCGATCATCGTGAACGTCTTGCCCGCGCCGACAGCGTGCGCGAGGTACATATCGCCTTCCTGAATGCCGCGCCAGATGGCGCGCTTCTGGTTCTCGCGCAGGTCGAAGCGCAGCGACACGCCCGGCAGCGTCAGGTGCGAGCCGTCGAACTGGCGCGGGGCGATGTTGTTGAAGTTCTCGTTGTAGTAGTTGACGAGCCGGTCGGCGCGCTTCGTGTCCGTCCAAATCCAGCGGCTGAACGCGGCGCGCATCTTCTGCGCGACGTCGTTGGCCTTCTCGGTCGCCTCGGCGTCGACGTGCGTTTTGCCGTCCTGGTCGCGGAACGTGACCTTGATCTGGCGGTTGTTCAGCACCGCGTCGAGGATCTGGCCGGCGTTCATCTTCGGGGTGTTGAACTCCGAATAGTTCGAGCCGGATTGCTCGGCGGACCACGAGCCGAGCCGCGAGTTGTAGGAGACGTCGATCTTCTCGTTCAGTGCCTCGCTCGCGAACGCGGCGACGTCGCTGGCCGGAATCCAGTTCTGGCCCAGCTTCACCGTGATGTCGGTCGGGCCGAGCGGCTTCGGCTGCACGGCCAGCAGCGCCTCGACGTTGCGCTGATACTTGCGGTCGCTGCGCGCGGCGGCCTGCGCCTCGGCGAGTTTGCGCACGACGTTGCCCGACAGGTACGCGTCGGACGTCTGCCAGCCCTTTGCCGGGTCCTCGTAGATCGATGTGCCGAGCGCGTCGATGACGTCCTGACGGCTCATGCTCGACAGGCGCGCCACGTCGTCGAGGTCGAGCACGCCCTTGTTGTTGAGCGACACGAACATCGCATCGTTCGTCGTCTTGATCTCGGGCTCGCGCGGCCGTTGCAGAACACGCTCGGACAGGACCGGCGCCTTGACGATCTCGCCGTTCTCCTTGATGTGCTCGAGCGAGTAGGCGAGGGCGCCGTCGACGTCCAGGCGCAGCAGCGGGTCGTTCTTGAACCGCTTCGTCACGGTCACGGTGCCGTCGTCGGCCGTGCGCTCGATCGTGCTGTAGGCGAGGAGGTTGCCGTGCTTCGCGACGAACCCGTCGTAGGCGTCGGACAGCGCCTTGAGCGACTTTTCCCACGGGCCGTCCGAGAGCTGGTCGAGCTGCGCCTGCTTCAGCGCATCGCGCAGGCCCACCCACGATTTCAGGAATGCCTTGTCAGCCGGCTTCAACGCGATCTGCTTGCCGTCCGCGCCGCGGCGGTGCGTCATCTCGACGCCCGTGCCGCTGTCGACCTGCATCAGGTTGCCGCTGTCGCCGACGTACAGGCCGCCCTCTTTCTTGTGGGTCGGGTTGAAATCGCGCTCCAGCGCCACGGCCTTCGAGGCGGCCGGGTTCTGCGCGCCGGGCTGGTAGACGCCCTCGGGCAGGTTGGCGATCGCCTTCGCGAACGCGGCGTCCATGTCGACGCCCGGCTCGGGAACGACCGTGTACTCGTTGGCGCGGTACATGCTGCCGGTCAGCGCGTGCGCGCCGAGCACCATTTCCGGGTGCGCGGCGAAATACTCGTTGATCTGGGCCGGGCCCTGCGGCGTCTGCACTTCGGCCGTGCCGAGCCACTTCACGCCGTTGTCCTCGACGCCGGCGCCGCGCTTCTGGAGGAATAGCACGTCGGTCACGACTTCCGTGCCGGCGTTGTCCTTGAACGCGGTCTGCGGCAGCCGCATGGCGCCGATCAGGTTCGCGCGGTCGGCGAGGTAGCGGCGCGCGCGGTCGCTCGCCTTGTCCATCGTGCCCTTGCTGGTGACGAACACGAGCATGCCGCCCGGCTTCACGCGGTCGATGGTCTTGGCGAAGAAGTAGTCGTGCAGCATGAACCCCTGTTTCTTGTACTCGGGGTCATTCGTCACGACGACGGACGCGAAGGGCGGGTTGCCGATCGCCGCGTCGAAGAACTCGCGCGGCATCGCGGTTTTCGTGAAGTCGCCGACGATGATGTTGCTCTGCGGATACAGCATCTTCGCGATCGCGCCGGTCAGCGCGTCGTACTCGACGCCCGTGTACTGGCTGGTCGCGGCCATGCTGTCGGGCATCAGCCCCTTGAACAGGCCGATACCCATGCCCGGCTCAAGCACCTTGCCGCCGGCAAAGCCCAGGCGGCGCAGGCCGTCGTAGATCGAGCGGATCACGCCCTCGCTGGTGTAGTGCGCGTACTGCGTCGTGCGCTTCGCCTGCTCGTACTGCTCGGGCGTGAGCGCGGCCTTCAAGCGCTCGCCGAGCGCCTGCCACTGCGAATCCTTGAAACGGCCGTAGCGGTCGGGGAAGATGCCGTTCGCGATCTCGGATGCGCCCCAGCCCGTGAACTTCGTCAGCAGCGCGGCCTCGTCCGGCGTGGGCCGGCGGCCTTCCTGCTCGAGCTGCTTCACGAGCTCGACGATGCGCACGTTCTGTTCGGCGGTCGCGCGCCACGAGCCGGTGCGCTTCAGCTCGCCCGGCTTTACGCGGTAGTCGTCGCCGACTCGGCTGACAGCGCCTCGATCGTTTCCATCGCCTGCGCCAGCGCGATCTCCTCGGCCGACTTCTCGGCCATGTTGATCGCCTGCGTCCGCTTCAGCGGCTGCTCCTCGTACTGCGGGTTGCCCTGCGTCACGAGATTGCCGATCGCGCTTTGCCGCGCCTCCGCGATCGCCTCCAGCGTCTCGGCCAGCAGGTTGCTCAGGTACGCGTCCAGCGTCCCGGTCGCCTTCATCCGGCGATACGCGTCCGGCGCCTTGTTCAGGAGCGCTTTCGTCAGCAGCTCCAGCAGTTGCGTTTCCGTCATTTTGAGCAACCTCCTTCGATTGCATTGTAGACGATGCCGATTGCGACGCAATAAGCTCGTCGTGCAGGCGCTTCGACTCCTGCACGCTGGTCATGCCCTCGGCGTCGAGGCCGGGGTAGTTGCGTGCCGCCTCCCAGAACGACAGCAGGTAGGGCTTCACCGCGTCGCCGAGGTCGTCCGTCATCGCCTTGGCATATGCGGCAAAATCCCGCACCCCGGACTCGATGTAGGCGCCGGCGATCGTCATGCCGTCCATCACGACTTCGGGATCGATGCCGCTGTTGAGCTGGGCGCCAGACAGCTTCGACTTCAGGCGCGCGCGGGCGGCCTCCACCTTATCCGACGTGAACAGCTTGTTGCCGGCGAAACGGTCGGTGCCGTTCGGCGGCGTCGGCTCGGTCGGCGCCTCGTCGTTGGCGGCCGGCTGCTGCTTCTCGATCGTCACGCCCTGGTGCGCCGCGCGCTCGAGCTCCGCGCGCGACCACGTGGTACGGCCGCCGGTCGCGGTGTTGCGCACGGTCGTCTCGCCGTTGCGGCCGATCCGCTCGATCTCGTAGGACTGACCGCCCGTCGAATAGCCGATGTCGGCGGACGGCGTGACGATATCGCCCTCACGCGCGTCGCCGAGCAGGCGGTGCGCGCGGTTCGGGCTCGGCGCGGCCTTGGTGCTCGGCTTCTTCGGCGCGGCCGGCTTCTGCTCGGCGGCCGGCTTGGCTTCGGAAGCGCGGAGCATTCGGGCGCCGACGCTCCACGTGCCGCCGCCATCTTCCTTGACCTTGACGATGCCCTGATCCTTGTCCTGGATCGCCTCCACGGTGCCCGTGACAAGACGGCCCACGCGGGTCGTGCCGTCCGGCTGCTTGAACTCTCCCTGCTGGGTGAATTCGACGAGCATGCCCTTCGTGAATTGCGGCAGCGCGGCGCGGTTCTCGGCGAATTGCGCATCGATCTGAGCGCGCTTCGATTGCTCTGCCGTGGGCTGCGCGGCCGGGGCGGCCGGCGCGGTGCGGACCTGCATCGCAGACTCGACACGGCCACGCGTCGACGGCCGCATCTGGTCGAGCGGCGTGCGCAGCAGCCGGCGGCCGGCGAGGTTCAGCTTGCCGGACTCGCCGTAGCCGGCGCGCGCGAGGAAGCCGGCGCGCTCGGTGTCGGTCGCGCGGGCCCAGCGGGCCGCCGCGTCGTCGGCTGCCTGCTGCGCGCTCGGCGAATTCTTCACGGCCTCAATCGCCTGATCGACCGGTGCGTCGAGCACGATCGCCTTGACGTCCTTGCCTTCCTCGGCCGCGGCGAGCACCTGATGGTGCCCGTCGATGATGTGCCCGTCGTTCGACACGATCACGGCGCGGTCGCCGGTCGCTTCCTTGGCCTGCGCGACCTTCTCGGGCGAGAACTCGGCCTGCGTCGGCTTCAGCTCGGCCGCCGGCACCATCTTCGTCTCGTGCTCGATGCCCTGCGCGTTCAGGTGATTGACGAGCGCACCGTGCGATTGCGTCGGCACCTGCGGCATCTCATCGCGCGGAATGCCGAGCGTGCCGCTTTCGGCCGGGAAGCGCTCCATGCCTTCGGCGACCTTCGGCTTGATCTCGAACCGCACCTTGCCCGTCTGTACGATCTCGTGCGTCTCGCCGGCCTTCTTCTTGTCGAGGAAGGTTTGCGCCTTCTCGCGCGAGCCGAACCACTTGCCGGCGTAGGCGTCCTTTACTGGAGCCGATTGCTGACCGGCGGTGACAGCTCCATCAACAGCGCCAGCCGATGCGCTCTCGCTACCGGGTTGAGCGGCAGCGGACTCGGGCTCCGGTTGAACGGATGCGCGAGCTTGTGCATCAGCACCAGTCCGATTTGCACCTGCATCGGTTCCAGCATTGGCGGCCTCCTGCGGTTTGATGTCGAAAACGGTGCGGCCGTCCTCCTCGCGCGGCACGACCGTGAACACGCGGCCGTCGCGCTCGGCGGCGCTGATCGCCGCGCGGTTCGCGTCGCCGCGATCCAGATACGCGCCGCTCGCGGTCGTCGCGGGCGCTTCTTCTTCCTGCGCGGCCGGCGCGGCGGACGGCTCCTCGACCTGCGCGGCGGTCACGGGCTCGGCCGGCGCGGGCGCGCCCTCGTTGCGGCGGTCGATCTCGTCCGACACCTTGCGGCGCTCGGTCGTGAGCATCTTCGTCCAGCCGCCGTTCAGCTTGGATTGCTTCGTCAGATAGCGCAGGCGGTCGCGCAGCTCCGTCTCGCTCCAGTCGGTCATCGGGCGCTCGGCTGCCTTCGGCGCGGGGGCGCTGGGTGCGGCGGCCTTAGTTTCCGTCTTCGTCTCGGGCGCAGCGGGCGCGGGCTCTTGTTTGACGGCGATCCACTTGGCGCCTTCCACGTCGTTCTTGAACGCGGACACGACGGACGGATCGATGATGTCGCCTTTGCCATCGAAGATCGTTTCGCCGCCGACCGCGACCTTGAACTCGCTCCCATCCTTCAGACGCACCGACGAGTGCGTCAGCATGCCGTCGATGACCTTGTTGCCCGACTTGGTTTCCCGGATTCGGCCCGCGAACTTGGGGTCATAGCCCGCGAAGTTCTTCGGATTGGTATCGGCGCCATAAACGTCGGCGAACGAAGGCGCGGCCGGCTCTGCGGGCTGCTTGGCGGCCGGCGCGGGCGCCGCCGGCTGCTGCGCATCGGCCGCGGCCGGCGCCTCGGCGATCGGCTCGAACGTCACGCCATCCGGGCCGGTTGTCAGGCGGTACTGCTGCCCGTCGTCGCCGACGACAATCTGACCGTTCGGCGCCGCGGCTTCGGGTGCCAGTGCGGGCGCGGGACCATTCGCGCGCTCCATCGCACGACCGATCGGGCCGGACGGTGCCGGCTGGGCCGGTGCGGCGGGAGCCGGCTGCGGCGCGGCTGCGGGCGCCGGTTCGCCGCCCGGCACGCCGTCGCGGTTCAGGTTGCGCGCGCCGCCGACAGCGCCCATGCCGCCGCCTTGCAGGCCGCCGATCGCGAGGCCGCCGAGCGCCTGGTTCGCCACGTCATGGCCGAGCGACACGTTCTTGTCGGCCTTCTGCATGGCCTCGTTCTGCGCGACCTGCTGGAGCGCGCTCTGCGGCAGCTCCTCGAGCAGGCCCTCGGCGACCGCGCTGCGGGCGGCGCCGGAGAACGCTCGCTTCAGCGTGCTCTTGCTGACCTTCTCGGTGACGATCTTCGCGAGCGCGCGATCGCCCATGCCGCCGAACAGGCCGGTCGCGACGCCGGCGGTGATGAACGCGCGCGTCGCCGAGTCCTCGGCAAGCGCGGCGCGCGCCTGCTCGTCGGTCATGCCCTGCGCCTTGAACTGCTGGAACGCCTCGGACGTCGCCAGCACTTCAGGCTTCAGCTCGTTGATCTGGTCACGGACCTCGCGCGCGGACTGCGCGCCGCCGAGGCTGCCCTCGGCCAGCATGCCGGAGATCATCGCCGTGCGCGCCGCTGCTGCCGATGCAGCCTGCACGCCGACCGTGCCGACCTTCGCCAGATAGGCGGCCTTCGCGAGCACCATGCCCGGCGCCATCGTGACGGCCTGCTCGGGCAGCGATTGAAGCAGCCCGCTCGAATAGCTGCGCCAGTCCTTCCAGGCGTCGCCGAACGTTCCCTTTTCGCTGTTCCACCAGTCTTTCTTGAGCGCCGCCTGCATCTGCGGCGTCATGCCGGCGACCATCTGGGCGGTATCGCGCTTCAGGAGATCGTCGGAGCCCTTGATCGGCGCCTTGCCGGTGATGAGGTCGCCCGTGTTCTGCGGGTGCGTCCAGCGGTCGACGGCATCCATCGCCTCGACGAACGGCTTGCCGACGACGGGGATGCGGCTGGTGAGCTCGCGCACGTCCTGCGCGGCCGTGTTGAAGCCGATCTTCAGGTTCTTCCCGACGTCAGACACGTTGTCCAGGAGCGACGCGTCTTTCGGCTGCGCCGCGGCGTCCGGTTGGAACGCGCTGGCCGGCAGCTTGTCGAGCTCCTGCTGCGTCAGCACCTTGAAACGACCGGGCTCCTCCTGGTCGAGCTGCGATTGCAGGCCGAGGCGGCTGGCTTCGTTCGGGTCGAGCACCTTGTAGCGGCCCGGCTCCTGCGCATCGAGGCGCGATTGCAGGTCGAGCGCGCCGTTACCCACGCCCGCGGGCGCGGTGCCCGTGCCAACCCGACCGGCGATCCGCGCGGCATATGCGCGCGTCGTCATGCCGCCGTCCGTAGTGTTCGGGATTTCGCCGCGCTTCAGCTCGGGGCGGCCGTAGCCGGCCTGATAGCCGGCCGCCAGCAGCGCCGGGTCAGTCGTGCCGAGCACCTTCTGCCCATAGGCGATATAGCGCAGGCCGGCCTCCATGTTGTTCCACGGATCGCGCTGGCCTGCGTAGGTGCCCATCACCTGCTTGTACGTATCGGGCATGACCTGCATACCACCGACAGCGCGCTTGCCGTTCGACGTGACAGGGCCGTCCTTCGTGCTCCAGTTGCCCGTCGACTCCAGCCCGAAAATCTCGAGCGCGAACTTAGGATCGACGCCGAGCTGCTGCGCGCGCTGGATCAGGTCATCGCGCGTCGGCGCGGCGCGGCTCGGTGCGGCCGGAGCGGAGGGGGAAGCCGGGGCAGGCGCAGCCGGCGCGCTCGCAGTAGGAGCGGGAGCGGCCGGCTGTTGAGTGGGGGAAGCAGTGCCGGGGTAGCTCGGCAGAGACAGGCGCGAGAGGTCGTTCGCGCCTTCGGTGAACAATTCTTCGATGTCGCCGGCGCTCGGCGTCTGCAAAAACAAATTCTTAGCCACGGGCTCCCCTCTAGTCATGATCGGCGCAGTGGTTCGATTCTATATCGAATGGTGCGCCAATCAAACCAGAGGGGAGAGGATCAGCGGTAGACGATTTTCCCCGTTTTCGTATCGAGTACCGGAAGCCCGCGTGCGGCCGGGCTCGCCGGCGGCGCGCCAGATGCAGCGGCAGGTGCGCCGGCCGGCGCTTCAGTCGGCTTCATCCCGCCGTAGATGATCGCCATGTCCTGCTCGATCAGCGCGCGTTGCTTCTCGACCGGCAGGCGGGCAAAGGACGGGTCGTTCTTCATCCGGTCGCCGAATGCGAGGCGCTTTGCCTCATCCGGCGACGTCGAGCGCTTGTACTGGTCGATACCCAGGATCGACGGAAGCGCGCTGCTGATGAACTCATCCGAATACCCGCCGTTCTTGAGTGCTTCGACCTTCGCGTCGAGCTCCTCCTGCACCTTGTTCCGCCGCGTCTCCGCGTCGAGCTTGCTTTTCTGCACGTCGCGCTCGAGGTCGCCCTCGTGCTTGACGCCCTCGAGCTGCACGCGGCCCTTCTGGCGCTGGTTCTCGAGAGCCGTGTCGGTCGCCAGCTTCAGCTTTGCCTCTCCGATCTTCTCCGCGACCTTCGCTTTTGCCGCATCCTGCGTCTGCTGGCGCTTCCATGCCATCTCGAACATCTGCGGCGGCGACAGCGCGGCGAGCCCCATTTCGAGCATCTGGTTACGGTCGATGAAGCTCGTGCGCTCCTCGCCGGTCGCGTCCGTCTTGAGCTTGACGTTGAAGCCGGTGATGTTGCCGTCCTTGTCCTTGACGACCTCCTTGGACACGGGCGTTACGCCGTCGTTGTAATTTTTGTACAGCTCCATGAAGTGATCGGCCGCGCCCTCGATGTCGCCCATCTGCGTCGCGCGCCACGCCTTCGCCCAGGTCGCCATATTGCGCTTGTTGTCCTGTGCCTCGGCCCAATCCGTCCATGCCTGCGCCTTCGCAGGGTCGCCCTGCGCGAGATACGTTTCGGCGATCTTCGGCACGCCCTTCTTCCTGAAGAAGTCCATCACGCTCGGCGCGCTTTTCTCGGCGAGCGCACGGGCCTGCGCGTCGGTCATCGGCTCGCCGCCGTTGATGCCGCGCGTTGCTGCCGCGACAGCCGGCGATGCGGCAATCGAGCCGGTCGTGCTGGTCGCAGCGCTCGTGCCGCGCTGCGCCGGCGTGTCCATCGCGCGCGCGGCGCCGACCGCTTCGGCCGGCGTCGGCGCAGGCGCCATGCCACCGCTGTCGGCCATCGGCGCGCCCTTCAGTGCGTCGGGAGGGATCTGTGCAGGCGCGGGCGTCGGCGTCGGTGCCGCGGCTGGCGCTGCCGGCGCCGGAGCTGCCGCCGGCGCCGCGCCGGGCTGCTGCGCGGGCAGGGGCGTCGCGGCCGGCGTGCTCATGTCGACGGGCTGCGTGGTCGCGGCAGCCGGCGGCGTCGCGGCAGAATCCGGCGTGGCCGGCGCGGCCGGTGCCTGCGGTCCCTGCGGGCCGATCCCGAGAAGGCGCGCCTGTTCGGCGGCGACCGCATCGGCGCGCTCGGCCTTCGCCGCGTCCATCGCGTCTTTCGTCGCTGCTTCCGCGTCCCATTGCTTCTTCGCGTCACGGAACTGCTTGCCGAGCTGTACGCCCTGCATGAGCCCCTGCGCAAACGCGCCGATGCCGATGCCGTAGTTCGCCATGATTACCCGCCGATTTCCATGTTGAAGTGGGTGATCGCCTCTGCCGTGGCGTCGGAGATCGTGTTGAGGCGACGCTGGTACTCCTCATACGCCTCGGTGTGGTAGTGCTTCAGGTAAGCGGCGCGGCCGTCCTCCCAATACGCGGAGCACGTCATACAGTCCGGCGACGCGCGCATGACTTCGTAGTAGCGCGGCAGCGCGACGCCCTGTTCGTGCAGGAACGCGAACACGCGGCTGTCGTCCCATCCCTCGAGCGGGAACAGGTACTCGATGCCGTCCTCGACGTAGCCCGACTTGATCGGCGCGCGCATGCGGTCGGATGCCTTCTGCCCGCGGATCACGAGCGTGATGCCGTCCACCTTCATCTGCTCGTGCATCGGCAGCATCAGCGAGCGCATGCAGCACGAGTAGCGGTCTTGGATCAGCACGCCGCTGCCCTTCGCCGCGATGCCGATAGGCGTGGCATTCGCCGGCACGATGTCGGACGGGATACCGAACTGCGCGATCACGTCGGGCTGCCGCCCCTGGATGCGCTCGAAGCGCGGCACCATGCGGTCGATCTGCTCGACCAGCTCGCGCGTCTCCGGAAAGCTGTCGCCGGTGTCGAGCCAGTAGACGGTGAGGCGGTCCCAATACGGCCGCATCAGGTACAGCAGCGCGAGCGAATCCTTGCCGCCAGAAAATTGCAATGCAATGTGCTTGTGCCGCTCGATGATCTCTTTCACGTTCACGCTCTCTCTCCTTAAAAAGCCATGATGCCGGCGCCTGCGATGGTGCCGAGCCCGCCCATAAGCCCGCTCGCATTCTGCGCGGCTGCCTGCTGCTGCGACTGCCAGATGGATACCTGATTTCCGTACTGCTGGTTGAGGATGCCGGCGCCGCCGCCCACACCCTGCATTGCGCCGCCGTAGCCTTGGCCGACGATTCCCACATTCGCGCGCCAGTTCGCGTTCGCCGCGCCGGCGTTGCCGGTCGCCGAGTTGCCCGCGTTCAGGCCGAGCCCGGCAGACGATGCAGCCTGCGACGGCAGGCCGTTGCCAAGGTTGATCGCGTCAGCCTTCAGCGCGAGCGCCTTGTCGCGAACCTGCTGGCGCGCAGTGTTCGCGGCACCTGCCGAGTTGAGCGCGGTAAGCGTGTCCTGCGCGCGCGTGACGCCCTGGAATCGGCCGCTCGCCGGGTTGATCCCCATGCTCGCCATTTGCCGCGTGTTGGCGTCGGCCGCCTGCCGCGCGGATTGTTGCACGTCCGCCTTCGCCTCGGCGGCCATCTGCTCCTGACGCTCGGGGCTGTCGTAGTTCTTCGCCGTCTGGATGTACTCGTCCTGGAGCGGCTGGAACACGTCCTTGTAGCGCTGGCGATCCTCGGTCGCCCACTGGTTCGCCTGATCCTGCGTCGCGAGCTGCTGCTCCGTGACGCGGCGCGTCATGTCGTCGAGCTCTTGCTGGCGCACGTTGCCGACGTTGAACTGGTCTTTCGCGAACGAAAGCCAGTCGCGGCCGAGCTGCATCTCCTCGAGCGCGGCATTGCCGATGTTCGGGTCGGGAGGCGGCGGGCTGCCGGCGTCCTTCTTGAAGAAAACGTACTCCTCCCATGCCTTGCGCGCGGGCTTCTCGCGCTCGATGGGAATCTCGAATCCTTCGACGGTGACAGCCTGCGTGTCGATCGGCGGGAACAGGAACGGCAGCAGGTAGACGATCAGCGCGGCGATCAGGCCGGCCCAGATGGCGTTTTCAAGCATGTCGGGACTCCGGGGGGATGAAACGGCACCACTCTCGCAGCATGCCGAGCGACACGAGGTCGCCATCGTGAGCGGCGCGCGGGTGGTATCCCTCGCGCCGGAAACCAAGGTGCTCGTCGAACTTCAGCGCGGCCACGTTCTTCGCCGGCACAAGGCCCGTGACGCGCCGTAGTCCGCACTGGATGAACGGGTAGGCGAACGCCGCGGTCAGAAACTCGCGCGTGAGCCAGTGGCTCGAGCCGTCGCTGGCGATGTGGATGTTGCAGTCGACCGTCGAGAAGCCGTCGAACACCACGACCGCATTGAGCCTGCCGTCGCGCTCCTGTCCGATCGCGCACGCGTCCGGCCGGAAGGCAGGAACGCCTATGCACTCCTTCGCCCAGGCGATCAGCCGATCATCGTCGTTGTAGATCAGTCGGTTCATAGGGTTTCGGTCAGAATTGCGCACCATTCTATCGTTTTCGCACCACTCAGGACACGACTAAGCGACCATCGCCCGCGCGATCACGCGCAGGGCCTCGTAGATCATGCTCACATCGTCGCGCAGCGCGTTGTAGTCGGCTGCGGTCGGCGCCGCGCTGACCGCCTTCGACTTCATGTCGGCCATGCGAGCGATCGCGCCGAGGTCCTGACGGCGCACCGCGGCGCGCGGCCGGCCGGCGGCAGTGTCGCCGCGATCGCCGGAGAGCTCCTGCATCTGCTGCACCAAGCGCTCGCTGAGCCCGAACTTCGTGGTCAGCACGCGCACGATCGCGGTTTCTACCTTCTTGTCGGTGAGCGCGTCGCCGCGCGAATTCGGCCCGGTTTGGCTTGCGTTCAGGTCGCCACGTACCATGTCACACTCCTGCCAGTTCTGCGCCGGTGCCGGCGAGCGTCACCTGCGCGATGTCCGCGTTCGCGCTGACCTCGACCTCCCACGTCTGCGCGAGGAAACCGGACGGCAGCCGGCACGACCGGTTGAGCTTGCTCACGGTCGCGACCGGTTTGCCGTCCGCGTAGACGGTCGCCGACACGAAACGGCTGGTTTCGAGACGCTTCAGCGCATCGCCGTTGATCGGATAAACGTTGAGCGCGGCGCCGTTGAGCTCGCCGCCGATGCTGGCGTCGCCGAAGATGCTTTCGTTGTATGCCCTGGCCGCGTCGGCCGCCGCCTGTTCGGCCGCTTCCTCCTCCGGCGTCAGCAGCACAGATCCTTCGATCAGGATCACGCCGAAATTCGTGGGCTTCTGGATGACGTACTGCTTCGAGCGCCACACGAGGATTTCGTTTTCACTGTCCAGCGCATCCCACTCGTAGATGTCCTGCCCCATGCACAAGTACAGCTTGCCCTCGGTGATATCGTAGAACGTCGCATCCGCCTTGTAGTTCGTGCGGTGCAGGAATGCCTCTTGCCCAGTCAGGTCGATGATGAAGCTGCCGCGTCGCGCGGTGCCGGCCGGGTCGATGTACTCGTAGCTGGCGAGGTAGCGGCCGAAGAACTGGCCCGACACGAAGCGGTCGGGAGCGGTTTTAAGCCAATCATTGCGCGTCATGAGCTGGTCTGTCACGACGCGCGCGCCGGACGACGACGCGACTACGAGCCCATCGTGCGATGGATAGGCGATCGCATAGCCAAGGTCGACAAGCCCGCGCGCGTTGATGCACGGCAGGTTGAGTTCGAGCTTTTCCTGCGACATGGCGTCCGGCGACGCGCCGGAGACGATGTAGGGCTGGCCGTCCGTCGCGACCACGATCGTCGTGCCGTAGGCGCCGAGCGCGACGATGTTGTAATCCATCGTCAGCACGTACTTCTGCGGGTACGCATGCGGGCGCCACGGCTCGCAGAACCAAAGCTCCTTGCCGCGAAACGCCGCCATCATGCCGTTCGGCAGCGAGATAAGGCCCGTCAGGTCGTCGGGCGGCGCATTCCATTCGAGCGACGGAAGCGGCTCGTTTTGATCCGTCAAAGGCACATTATCGACGAAGTTAGCAGCAGATGCGTCGCGTTCGGCGATGAAGTAAAGGTCGGTGCCCGAAAGGCTCGTTTGCGACCGGTAGATGCGCTGCTTCGTGATATTGCGGCCAGCCGGCGCCGCCTGAAATCCAGAGAGGGTTACGGTCTGCCCCGCCTGCCAGTTCACTTCGTTCGATACGGCGGAAGGCTCGGATTCCTCGCCGAACCCGGTTACGAACGTGTAGACGTAGACGCGCGAGAACACGTCGCCCGTGCCCGTTCCGCTCGTCGCCGCGGTGAGCGCGGCGCTCGGCATCGGCACCGCGAGCGGGTACGTCGTGCCGCCGACGATCATCTTCGGAGCGCCGTCGCCCATCACGTAGAGGCGATCGGCCGCGACCGGGCCCGGCGCCGCGTAGACCGGCTTATCCCACGCCATCCACGTCTCGCCGTTCCGAAAGATCGTCTCGATCTGGCCGGCGGGGATCGTGTCGATCCGCGTGATGAACTTCGGCTTGCGGTATGGGGACAGGCCGCCCGACTCGAGCCGCGCGTTCGTCGCGTTCTGCGCGGCGGTGTCGGGCAGCAGGCGCGGCACAAGGCGCGGGATTTCTCCCGAGAACCCGGTGATCTTGATGATGGTCAATTCGAACCCCTCGATGACGACGCCCTGCCGCATTGTACAGTGCGGCACAGTGCGACACCAAGGGCGTCATTCTGTCAAGATGCCAGAGGGTCGACGACGCCGAGCCCGGTGTACTCGATGAACGCCACCGCGTAATATGGCGGCCGGTTCTCGTGCGCCGCCCCGCCGCCCGCGTTCTGGGTGGTGATGCCGGTCGCACGGCTCTGGATGGAAACGCCGGTCGCCGCGCCGTAGATTCCGATGCCGGTGTAGCCGGTGAGCACGGCGCCGCCAGAAACGACCTGACCGGCGCCGTTGTACGGCGTCACGGTTCCGCTGCCCTGAGCACCGAGGTTGTAGTAGTTCGAGTACGTGTTGTGGGCGTGGCCGGGGTCATACACGGAGTGCGCATGGCCCGGATCGCTTACCGTATGCGCGTGGCCGGGATCGGTGACGGCGTGATTGTGCGCGGGCATATGGGTCGCGGCGAGCACGACCGTGTTGGCGCCGCCCGTTGCGCCCGGTGCATACGAGACGCCTGCGCCCACGATGAACCGGTCGCGCAGGTCGGTCGTGCCGTTCGTTCCATCCGCGAGCTGCCATCCGGGCCCGTGCACCGCCGCGATGTCCGCGACCGCCCCGCGCCACGGCTTGATGTCGCCCACGCGCGGCCAAATCTGCTTGATGGCCGCCGTCATGGCGCTGAACATCGCCATGAGCGTGCCGGCGGTCATACGGTGCTCGAAGCGGTCGCCGGCCGCGCACGCGATAGCCGCGGTGCCTTCCTGTGCGCGCTGCACCGTGAACGTGTCGTCAGACCGCGCCGTGACACGCACGATCTCGACGTGGCCGGCCGCGTTGACGAGCGTGCAGGGGCACCAATCTCCGGCGGCGAGGATCGGGAACGACTCGCCCTGTCCTGGCTGAAGCGCGATCTTGTCGCCGTCAGCGGCCAGCGCGGCGGCCAGAAACCCGACGCCGTTGTTCGAGAGCTTGAGCGCCATAGTCACGCTCCCGTGTACTGGATGATCGCGAGGGCGTAGTAGGGCGGCCGATTCTCGTGTGCGGCACCACTGCCGGCGTTCTGCGTGCTGATGCCGGTGCCGGCGCCCTGAATGCTGATGCCCGTGCCTGCGCCGTAGATGCTGATGCCGGTAGCCGCCGCGCTGATCGTGCCGCCCGCATAGCCGTTGATCTGGAACGCGCCGCCGCCCGTGCTCGAGGGCGTCAACGCCGCCGTGTTATGGCCGTGCGTGTGACCCGGATCGTAGACACTGTGCGCGTGCGTCGGATCACTCACGCCGTGGGCGTGGCCGGGGTCGTTCACACCGTGATTGTGCTGCGGCATCTGCGCCGCGGTCAGCGCGACGGTTGCGGCGCCGCCGGTGTTGCCCGGTGCGTAGGAGCCGCCCGCCGCGACGATGAACTTGTCGCGCAGGTCGATGGTGCCGTGCTGGCCGTCCGCCAGATACCAGCCCGGTCCATGCACGGCTGCGATGTCGGCGATAGCGCCGGACCACATTTTCAGGTCGCCCACGCGCGGCTGAATCCGGTCGAATGCGGCGGACAGGCTGTCGACGTCGCCGACGATCGACATCAGCGCGGCCGCCGTGAGCCTATGCTCGAAGCGGTCGCCGGGGTTGAACTGCTGCGGCGCGGTGCCTTCCTGAGCGCGCTCGATGGTAAAGCTGTCGTTGCTGCGCGCGGTTACGCGCACGACCTCGACACTACCGGTCGAGTGCACCAGCGTTCCAGGGCACCAGTCGCCAGAGGAAAGAACGGGAAACGCGGCACCCTGTCCGGGTTGCAGCGCGAGCGTCGTACTGTCAGGAGCAAGCGTGCCGGCGAGAATGCCGACCGCATTGTTGGAGAGCTTGAGAGCCATGAATCCCTCGCAATCGTCGAAACCACACGGAAGCCTTGAGCGGGAGGCTTCAGCGTGATGAGCGGACGATGTGCGAGGGGTTGGTCATCATGGGCGCCGGCGGGCGCAAGGAGAGAGGAGGAATCCCGTGCAGCGCACACGTATTGTGTCACACCGCACGGTATGGCGCTATGCCTTGCGCGTGAGCTCGGCCTCGAGCTCCTCGACTTTGAAGCTCAACTGCTGGATCGCGCGCATTGCGTCGAGCAGCAGGTATTGCAGATTCAGCCCGAGATACGCGTCGGGATGGTCGGCCGGCGGCTCGTCGATCCAGTTTGGGTTGATGAGCCGCGCCTGCTGCGCGATCACGCCGTTGTCGACGTGCTTCTTCGGCAGATACGGGCTGTCGATAAAATCGAACTCGACAAAATCGAGCGCGTTCACGCGCGCAAGAGCGTCGGCAGCCGAAGGTGCAATGTTTTTCTTCGCGCGCTCATCAGAAACGACGAATCCGACAAGGTTGTTGTCCACAAAGAAATTGAGGTGGTTGGAGCCGCTATCCCAACCTACAGTGAACCCATTCCCCGTGATACCTCGCATATAATTTCCGGTCGCTTGCTTGCCAGAAAGCTGCGCGGCGAGATAATCCGAGAGAAGGCCGCCCCACACCGATCCGTTGATATTGCCGTTATCCTGATGGACCGACTTGATCGCGTAGTTCGCCGGATTGAAATTCCCAGAGTGCCAGAGATAGCCTTGGTAGATCGTATCGATGGTCAGGCCGAGCTGCCCGACCTGATGGGTTCCCCAATCGAACGTAACAGTGTTATTCGTCGACTTTGCGTAATTGCCAGCAGCCTGCTTCGTTGCCGGATCGAAGTTTCCAGTGTCCCAGGGGGTAAAGCCAGCCCACGTAGGCCGCTGCGCGGCGTCCATACTGCCAGTATCGGCGAGCGACCAGATTACAGCACCATACGAACTGTTGACGATTTCAAGCTTCCCGTTGTGCGAACGGATCGTCTTGTTGGGCGTGGTAGCTCCGTTCCCAATGAGGAAGATGCCTGCGCCGTTCGTGTTGGTCGCGCCATTCACGGTGAACGGATTGGTAGCATTCCCCTGCGAGTTCACGGTGAGCTGAGAGAATGCCGGAGCTCCATCAATCTGTGCGAGCACCGCAAATACGGCGTTGGTGAATCGCAGCTCCACGCGATCACCTGCGCTGAACGCGAGCGCCGCCGTGCCTTCCTGAGCGCGCGAGACGGTCAACGTGTCGGTCGTGCGTGCCGTGCAGCGCATGATCTCGAGCGATCCGTCGCTTTTCACTACAGTCAGCGGGAACCAGTCGCCGGCGGCGAGCGTCGGAAACTTCGCGCCTTCGCCCGGCAAAACTGCAAGGCTAGTCGCGCCGGCGGTCAGTGATGAAGCCAGCTTGCTTACCGAGTTGTTGGAGAGTTTCAGTGCCATGTCAGCCCCTTAGCAGTTGCGCACGCGCACGCCGAAGCATGCTTCTTTCATCCGGCCCGCGTTGGTGCCGATCGTCACCGCTACCGTGTAGCTCGTGCCGACCGTGCCGCCTGAGAGCCACACCTTCACGACTTGCCCGCTGATCTCGTAGGACTCGTCGACAAGCGTGCCATCGTTCGGAGTGATATCGACCGTGGCGGCCTGGATGGTGTCGCCATCGGGAATCCAGCGCGAAAAATCGACGTCATAGTCAAGTTGTTCGACAGTAGTTTTCTGAACGATTCCAAGCATCTTCGCGCCTCTATGTGCGGTGTCGCACCACATGATACCGTGCGTTCGAGTTCATCAAATCGAGATCGAATATTCCACGTTGCCAACCAGACGACAGCCGTCAGCACCGGGATAGCTGTTGTCGTAGAACCGCAACTGAATGTTCCCGGTGCCCTGGCCGGCATCTACAAGGACTGCCTTCCCGTTCAGGTTCTTCTCCTTGCCGATACCGATGAAGTTCGCAGACGGCGAGCCATACGGGTAGTTCAGCAAGACCGCGCCGGCGCCCGTGCCGTTCGTCGTGATGCCAACATCGAATTCCGCCTTCACGGTGTTGTTGAGCATCTTGTACAGCCCGGACACTGCGCCTACCGTCCCAAGCACGCCGCTCGACGTCGAAGGCGTCGCGGTCCATGCACGCCAATCATCCACGCTGATGTAACCGCCGCCACCATACTTCCCGCCGGTACCGCCGGCCGCGCCGATGTCCGGGTATCCACCGATGAAAACCTTGTTGCCGACACCGCTCGCGCAGTACACGGCGGGAACGTTCGCGCCGTCCGTGTCGTAAATCTGGCAGCGGAATTCGTTGACGCGAACGATATTGTTGGCCCCTTCGACACGCAGGCCTTCGCGGCCCATCTGCACGCCGTTAGCGAACCCGATATTAAGCTGAACGCCGGTCCCTTGAACGTAGATCATGCGCGAACCAGGAATCGACGGCGTAGCGCTTTGAAACTTCAGCACGCCAATAGATGCGCTGGAACTGTTTACGCTGGAGTCAAACGTAATCGCGTTCGCGCAAATATCAGCGTCCATTTGATCGACACTCAGTTTGGTAACGGTGCCGGATGCGCTTTGCGTAACCTTGAGCGCGGAAAGCGCATGGATGACGAAGATGCGCCCCATCATCGCGTTATCGGTTTTCGCCAGAAGAATGCCGATCAGGTTGGCGTGCTTGTATGCCAAGAGGTTCGGGTCATCCTTCCAGAAGGACCAGAAATGCACGTCAAACCGTGCGACATCGTACATTCGGTCAACAGAAATTCCGACCTTAAACGGGTCGCCGCGAACGTTGAACGTCGCGCGCCCGTTGTTCGTGCGGTTCACGCAAAATGCGCGCGTCGGATTCGCCGTCAGAACGTTGTCGTAGGTCACATCGTCCGCTCCGTCAGAATAGAAATCGAAGTCGTGGTCGTATGGCGCCCAGGAGGATGCCGGCGGCGGCTGATCGCGGAACGTGCCGATGTTTCGGAACGTCACGCCCTTGTAATTCCCGTTCGTCGTGAGTGCGGAAAAGCCCTTGCCAGAGTGGGCGAAGAACAGCCACGAACCGCCGCCGATGTCTGCCTCGCCGACATTCTTCGGGCTCGGGTCGACAACCGATACGAGCAGCGGCGCGAGCGAAACGATCTCGGCGCCGAGATAGTAGATAGACGACGGGAAGTAGAGCTTGAGCGTCCGTTTAGGCTGCGCGCAGTAGTTCACTGCATTCTGAACAGCCGTGGTGTCGTCGGCGCCATACGTCGCTACGGCGCCGGTCACGGCCGTCGAAGCTGCGGCAGTAAGCGTGACGGCAGTCGGGCTCACAAAGGCGGAAATGGTGGTGCGCAGAACCGCGCCGCCGGTGCCGGCCCCCACAACAGAAATGGCCTTGCCAACGTCGGATGCAGTGAACGACGCCGATGCCGAAGTGAACGCTTTCGAGCCGGCGGACACTGCGCCATCCAGCAATCGAACCCCGTTTCCCTTCGCGCCGAAGCGCTTCACGCTCACCGGCAGGTCCAGCAATTCCGCGAGGATCGTTCGGCCGATAATCCCGGTTGCCGTGCCGACCGTCAGCGTGAAAACCGACAGAACGAAGTTCGCGATGTCCGACAGCCTCGCGCGCGCCCAAGCGCCAGCCTTCTTGAATGACCACGTTTCCGTACCATCCAGCGACTCCGGAACCGGCTGGATGTCGGGGTTCAGCGCGGCATTTACGGACTCGTTGACCGACTTATCAAGGTCGGCGATCAGCTTTGCCGGCGAGCGGACCGGGCCGCCGCCAAAGTCGACGGAGGTATTCGCATCCCCGCGCGCCCACGCATCCACATTCGTGACAGTCTGGTCGAACTTCTCGACGCGGCTTTGTAGTGATGAGGTCATGGCGTTCCCGCCCAGGCATCGCCCGGCATTTCAATAGTTACGATCTGCTCGAGCTGGTCGATTGCGGCAGCGGTGCTCGCCTCGCCGTAACGTGCAGCGTCGAACATCAGGTCGAAGGCAATCGTGCCGTCCGGATAGCGCAGCAGGTTCGCATATCCGGGCGTGCGGTCGTCGTCGCGCGGCACGATCATGCGGCGGCACTCATGCGGCACACGGAACGCGCGATCCCGCGGCGCCAGCTCGAACGGCACCGGGCGGATCGACGCATTCACACGGTAATCGAAACCGAGCGCCATCGACACGGCGCCGGCCCCGTGGATGAGACGATACGTGCGAGCGTCGCCGCGCATAAACATCTGAGCGGTCGCGGCGCCGACGCCGCTCCGGCCCATTATGCTGTTCGCATCGATCTCGAACTGAAGCCCGACCTTTCCGCGGCTGTGCACGAAGATGCCGCCCTGTCCGTAGTGCCACGCAAGGATCAACGTAGCCGTGCCGCCCAAGCCGCCCCGAACGCTTCCATTGCCGCTCGACGTGAGGACGATCTGAGGTCCGGACGAGCCCATTGCGCGGCGCGTCCCATTACCGGACGACTGCAACGCCATCTGCGCCGAGCCCGCGCCGAGCACGACATTCGCGCTCTTGCCCGAACCGGCGAGCGACATCGCAGCTTGGCCGAAGCCCTGCCACGTGGCCCACCCGTTGATCGGGGTTACGTTGAGCGCGTAGAAGTCCATGCGGTCGTTACAGCATCTGGACGGTCAGGGAGCCGACGTCGAACACGAACACGTCGCCGGGCTGGAGCGTGCGCGCAGTGTTGAGCTGCGCGTGCGCCAGCATGTTGCCGCCGGTCGGCGCGTCGTAGATCGCGAAGTGCGTGACCGTGACAACCGATGCGCCGTTCTGCGCCGGGTAGATCACCTGATTGGTGTTCGTCGTCGTGCCGTTGTTCGGGGAAGCCCAGCCCGAGCCGATCGCACCGCCGACTTCGGCGTCCTTGCGGACGTAGGCCGGCCACGCGCCCGTCGTGACCTCGTTTCCGCCCACGTCGCCCGGATCGGCAGTGTGGAGCGACAGGTACGTCTTGGTCGGCAGCGGGAAGGCGACGCCACGCAACAGCGAATTGATGACGTTGTTTTCGGTGTAGTCAGATGCGGCGGACATGGTGCCTCCTTAGAAGAAATTCGCCTTGGTGCGCACGGGCCCGCGCTGCTGCCCGGATGCCTGGAGTTTCGACTTGCGGCCGAGCGCCGCGTCGAACTTGCCGCCGAAGAACACGGCCATGTTCGGGTCCGTGAAGGTCTGCTTCGGCAGCATGAGGATGCTCGCGAGCGCGCCCCACGAGATGAGCGTCATGTGCTCGCGCGCGAGAAAGTCAGGGAGCTGATCGGCATCCTCGGACGGCTTCAGGCGAAGCCACACCTTCACCGATCCGCCGAGCTCGAGCGGCGCCGGCACGACGCGCACGGTGTTCGGCTCGACCTGCGTGAACCACTTCGGCTGGCCGGTCCAAAGCTGCGTGTCCGACCGCCAGTCAGGATAGCGATCGTCGAGCCAGTCGAGCGACGCTGGATCGAGCTTCTTGCCGTTGTAGTCGCAGCGCTCGATCTCGTGGATCACGGCGCCGCACGGCGCGCACACGACGTTCGGGTCGTCGCCGAGCTGGAACGTGTCGTCAAAACGCCACAGCCGCGTCGTCTCGCAGAAGTCGCGCGCCGCCGCACGGATGTGCTCGAACGCCGTAGGCTCCGGGCAGCCCGGAGCGAACGGCAGAACCTTCGTGAGGAATTCGTCGAGGTCGGTCATACGCTATTCGCATTCGGCGAGTTGGCGGTGGTCTGCTGGTTGTTGTCCGTCACGGCATCGATGAACGCCTGATAGTGCAGGGCGGCGACCGTGCCGTTCGCGTACTCGCTGTCCTTCGACAGCGCGCGGAAGCAGACGTAGGAGACGAGCACGTTCATGTACTCGGCACCCATGTCGAGCGTGTCGCCTTCGGCCGTGATCGCGGGCGGCAACTCGGAATGCAGCGTCTCGACCTTCGTGTCGGCGATGGCTGGCGGGTAGACGTAGAAGATGCGCGGCGCGCGCTCGTCGAACGTGAAGTGCTTGACGACGTTCTTCGGCCGCACGGAATGCCAGTCCGGGTTCTGGTCGTCGAGCAACTGCCGATCGACGCGGCGCACGATGCGGCCCGGCGTCACGCCGTCCGCGCCCATGTTGCGCACGACGTCCAGCAGCTCGACGCCGCGCTCCGGCAATGCCTGACGCGTGCCAGCGACGAGCGAGAGCACCGCTGCTACCGAGCGGGCCGCCGGCCGGCGCACGATCGCCTCGCGCGCGGCGTCGTTGATCCACTCTAGCAGCTCGGGGACCTCCCAGCGAACGTGATCCTCGTCCTGAAGGACGTTGCCCGCGCGGGTGATGAGCTCGGTAGCGGCGATCGGCATGGCGTTACGCGGCGCCCTCGGCGACCTTCGCCTTCAGCGTCTCGAGCTTCATGTTGGCGGCCGGGACCTTGCCGAACTTGGCCGTGTACGCGGCGACCAGCGCGGCGCGCTCGTCGACCTCGGACGCCTGAGCCGGCGGCGTTTCCTGCGATTGCTGCGCGGGCGCGGCGGCCTCGATCGTGATCTCGCCGGCCTCGAGCTCGTCGAGCACGATTTCCGTCTTGGTCGCGATCGCCTCGTTGTCCAGGCCGTTCCAGTCCTCGATCGTCAGGCCCGAATCTTGGAAGGCGCGCAGCGTCACGTCGTTGAGCGAGTAGCTTTTGCCGTTGATGTCGAACGACGGCGGGAAGTTGCTCGCGACCTTGAGCTGGCCCGCGTCGACGGTGACGGCCGGCGGATTGTCGATCGGCGGCACGGTGCCGCGCAGCATCGCGGACGCATCCGACTCGATGGCTTCAGCGCCCGGCGTGCGCGCGATGCGGTATGCCTCGGGAACGCGCAGGAAGCGCTCGATGTGCGCCTCGTTCTCGACATTTGCGATGTGGCGCCCGTCGTCCTGCGGCTCGAAGTGGTACGTCTTGCCCGGCATATCGACTACCGTGCCGCCCTTGCGATGCAGAATGCACTCGATCTTCATGGAACTCCTCTCTCTCTCAATGGAAAGGCCGGGGGCCGAAGCCCCCGGAGTTGGCGGGCCCTCGCTTAGACGGGCCGGTACTTCAGCAGCAGGCGCAGCTTCGCGTTCGCGACCTGCGCTTGCGCGGCGGTCGTGATCTTCACGCCGATCGAGCGGTCCTTGTCGGACGGTGCGATCGTGAAGGCGCTTGCGAGCGTCGCGCGCGCAGTGCCGCCGGCTTGGCCGACGTTCGACGCCGAGAACAGCTCGTTGCCGCACGTGCGTGCGCTCACCTTGTCACCGACGTCGCCGGACATTACGCCCACGTCGAACACGATCGCCGGAGCGCCACCGCTGTCCAGGTCGTCCGCCACCAGAATCGCGTCAGACGGGGCATGGTTGGCCGGCAGGATCGCCAGTTCGATGATGTCGTTCGCGGCCAGCGCGGTAGCCGGCAGCGAGAACTCAAAGAGCTGCGCGACTTCATCGCCGTAGCAGTCGGCGGTCGGCGTCATGCGCTGGCCGGTTGCCCAGAGGCTTTGCAGAATGGTCATGATGTGTACCTCGTTTCAGTCAGGAAGGAATCAGGGTTGAGCCGCCCGAAGGCGGCCCGTCCGGTCAGCGCTTAGCTGTGCTTCTTCGCCGCGGTGTCGATCGAGATGACGCCGAAGTCCTTGCTGTTGAAGCGAGCCTTCTTCATGCCGGCGATGAAACCGGCGCAGATGGCGGGCTCGTTCCCGTAGTCCTTCACCGTTTCTTCCCAATCGAAGCGCAGGCCGTTCGCGGTGCCGTAGGCGATGACGCCAGCCTGACGGCCCATGAACAGCGCCCGCGCCGCCTCGACGTTGGCGCCTGCGCCGTAGTCGTTGAAGCGGATCACGTTGCGGTGCTTGTGCAGCACCACGTTGTTGATCATGCCGAGGCCGCCCTTGAAGATCGGGTTGTTGCGACCTTCGGCCGCCGCAGCAGCCTTCTGGAAGTCGATCCACGTGCCGCCCGCGGCCGTGCGCATGTCGGTCGCCTGATACTCCGACATCACCACGACGTAGTGATCGTCGCCGTCGATGCTGACCGGCACCATGTTCGCCGTTTCGGGGTTCTCGGCCTGCATCATCGCGGCCTTTTCGACGGCGCGCTCGATGACGATCGGAGCCATGATGTCGGTTGCGGCGAGCGATGCCTTGCTCGTCGCGACGCCGCCGTACAGCAGGTGGTCGACGTCCGGCGCCTCGAGCGGGTTGCCGGCGAAGCCCGTGAAGTCGGGCGTTTCCACGAAGTCCAGGTTGATGCCGCGCGCGCCCGACAGGTAGATGAACAGCAGCTCGTCGGTGAACTTGTAGAAGTAGTCGCCGAGACGATCGCGCGCGATGCGGCGGATGTTGTGCACGCTGCGCTTGCGCGACATGCGGCCGCCGGCCGAAACCGGGTGACGCACCTGATCGATCTTCACCTGATCGGTGTAGAAGCGGAGGTTTTCCTCGGTGCCTTCCGTGCGGGCGTCGCCGTAGGTCGGCTTGCCGCGCAGGTGCACCGAAAGGTCGAAGGAGATGGTGTCGCCGGCGTCCGATTCGAGCTCGGTCTTGCGCTGGATGACGGCGTTTTCGGACGTGCCGATGAAACGCTGCTCGAAGTAGGACTTCTTGCGGACGTCGACGGCGAGGTCGGCGGACCAGCGCTTGACGGCCTTCGGATCGCCGAACGGGATGACGGTAGTGGTCATGGATGTGCCTCATGAAGTGGTTAAACGTTCACGACGCACATCCTGCGCTATCGCTGGTGCGATTCTATAACCGATGTTGCGGATTTACAACCGGCCTATGCCGCGTCGGCGGACAGGCCCACTTTCGCGGCGATCTGGGCAGTCGACGATTGCGGCTGCCGGTCGATGGGGACCGACTTCGGCGCGTCGATCGACAGCCGCGCGATCTTGCCTGACTTGTCGGCGAGCGTGATCGTCGCATCGCCGATCTTCACGCTCTCACCTACGCGCAGTTCGATGTTGAGTGCCAAGGTCGGTCCCCTGTGGGTTAGGCGGTAGGATTGTCGGGCCGCGGCGTGCCGTTCAGGTCGGCGAGCGCATCGGCGTCGGTCAGCACGACGCGTTCGATCTCCTTCTTCAGGCAGTACCCTTCCAGCTCCCACAACTTCTTGCGAGCCTGCGCCAGCGCGTCCGCGGTAGCCACATCCACGCCTATCGCGGCGTTGAACATGGCGGGATCGACGCACGCGGAGTGCCCGATCGCCACCGTGAAGCCGTTCGGCAGCACGGCGAGGGCAATCGTGGAGCACGTGCCGTCGATGCGCTGCGCGTGCACCTTGAGCGACGCCATCAGCGCGTCTATCTGATCCATGCGCACGCGGCGCCCCGTCTGGCCGGTAGCCAGAATCGCCTGCTCGATGGATTGGTCTTGAGCTTGAGTCATGGGTCGCTCCTTAGCCGCGCGCGGCGAGGTAGGCGTCACGATCGGCGGCCGACATCTTCATCAGCTTCTCCTCGTGCGCTTCGGGGTCCGTTTCCTGGAGGCGGTCGAGCGCGGTCCAGCGCCCGCTATCGATGTCCGCATTGTCCGATGCCGGCACCTTGCCGAGCGTCGGCGGCGGCTCGATCTTCGCGCCCTTCAACGGCTTGCCGGCCTTGTCGTCCTTCTTGCCGTCGTCCTTCTTGCCCGCGTCGGCCTTCGGCGTGGCTTCGCCCAGGTCGGCGACGACCATCTCGTGCGCTTTCGCGAGGATGGCCGGCCCGGTCAGGTTCGCGTTCGCCGGATCGCTGCCGATTTCCTTCACGAACGTGTCGAGCGCCATCCAGCGCGCGCGGCTCTGCCCGTACTCGGGGTGCACCTTGCTCGTGAACTCGTTCACCTCGCCCAGCCACGCATTCATTTCCTGCTGCTGGCGCATCTCGGTCGCGGTCTGGGCCTTGTCGATCGCGCGCTCGAGGGACCGCTCGTCCTTGTTCAGGGCATCGAGCTGGGTCTGGTACTCCTTCGCCGTGATGTCGCCGTTGTCGAACTGCTCGACGAGCGTGACCTTCTTCTCGCCGATTTCCTTCAGCTTCGCCTCGGCATCTGCCGGCGCCTCGGCGACGAGGAGCGGGACGATCGTGGGCTTTGCCGCGGGCGCAGCGTCGTCGGCGCCCTTCTTGCCTCCCGCGTCGTCGCTGGCGGCAGCAGCCGCGGCGGCATCGTCGGTCTTGCCCGCCGCCGCTGCGTCGTCGGCCGGCTTCTTGCCGTCGTCGCCGCCCTTGTTGGCGTCGTCCGTGGTGCCAGATTTGGCACCGTCGTCGCCGCCGCCCTTGTTCGCGTCGTCGTCGTTGTCGTCGCCCGAGCCGCCGCCTTCACCGCCGCCGTCGTCATCGAGCAGCGCCGCGCGCTCCTCGTCCGTCAGGCCCGCCAAATCTTCGTCGCTGTATCCGCTCATTTGATCCTCACTGTTGCATGGGTTGCTGGGGTGCCGCGCCGTCCGGCGTTACAGGGCCGGGCGGTTGAGGCGGGTTAGCCGGGAGCGCCGGCTGCGCTTCGGATGCTGCTTGGCCCGGTGCGGGCGGCTGCGCAGGATTCGCGGGTTGGGCGGGCTGCGCGGGCGCGGGCGGCGTGCCGCTCGCTGCCGATGCCGGTTGCGGCGTGTTCGGGTCATCCCAACCGGATTCCCTCAGAATGCCGTCCGACAACCCTGCCAATTCTGGCATAAACGCGATCGCAGTGGCGGCATCCGTCGCATCCTTGACGGCGCCGACGCCCTCGCGGATCGCCATGCGGCCGATGTGCTTGGCCTTCGACTCGGCGACGAGCGCTTCGGCATTGGCCTTGCGCGCCTTCGCCTGCTGCTCCTCGAGCGTCGCGAGCGCGAGCTGATCCTGATACGCCTGTTCCTGCTGCTGCGCCTGCTCGCGCTGGATTTCCTCCGGCGTCGGTTCGTCCTGGTCCGGGTCTTTCTGGCCGTTGATCGCGCGGATGCGCTTCACGAGCTCGTCGCGGTTCGGGATGTCCATGTTCTCGACGAGCAGGTCGAGCATCGCGATCGCGATCTGCGGCGGCATCTTGCCGATCAGCTCCAGCAGCTCGGCCACGGCCGCCTGACGCATGGTCGCGCGCCACTCGGCTTCATCGATGATGAAGTCGGCCTTCGTGCGCGTGATGTCGTTCTCGGGCAGGCCGTCGTTGATCGCCACGTATTCCGGGTTGCCGCGGCTATTCGTGATGCGGAACTGCTTCTCCTCTGTCATGTACTGCTCGATGAGGCTCAGTTCCTTCTCGCCGTGCTGCTGGAACGCGAGGCGCAGGTTGTCGAACAGCTTGTTCGTCGCGACGCTGCCCTGTTCCTGCCTCGCCTGGATCGCGACACCAGACACGGCGTTCGTCTGCCGGCCCAGCAGCTCGTCCGTGACGCCGCCGACCTGCTGGATCATGTTCATCGAGCGCGATGCCAGCTCGAGGTGCGCCGGCGCGAGGTCGCGATCGACATTGAGATCGAGCTGCTTGCCGACCTTCTTGACGATCACGGCATCCGGGCGCGCGGCCTCGCGGCGGAACTCCTCGATGTCGTCGACGGCGTTCTCGTCCATGATGACCTTGTTGGTCGACAGGATGTAGAGCGCCTTCGACAGCCGCTTGTTCACGTCGTCCTGCATGCCTTTCATGAAGCGGATCACACCGTAGGGCATGCCGTCGCGCGCGCGGCGGAAGCCCCAGATCGGGGTGAATGGGTAGCGGTTGTGCCGGTACGGGCTCGGGCCGGCCCAGATGAGGTCCCGCGTGGTCATGATCGCGCAGTGCATGCGCATCATCGGCGACACGGCGAGCACGGCGCGGCCGGATTCGAGCTCGGCCTGATGCCGCTCGTCGTTCGGGTCGAACACTTCGCCGCGAAAGTCGGAATTCCGGCCGCGCAGGCGCTCCACGCGCACGGGCTTGCGGAACCAGACCTCGATCATGCGCACGCGCATGCGCGCGTAGGCTTGCGCGCCGGCGACGACGCTGCTCATCGAACGCTCGTATTCGTTCGAATCCATCGCGTCATCGCCGTCGATGTCGTCCGCGCCCCACGTCTCGTAGTTGTCGACGGCCGCCGCCTTCAGTTGCGCCGCGCGCTCAGGGAAGATGGAGATCGCGACGTCGAGGTCGACCCACTTCACGCGGAAGATGTACCGGCAGTCGTCCATGTCGAGCCGGCGGTACGTGCTGTCCCAGAGTATGTTGCGCCAGCTCTCGGCGCCCGCGTAGATCGGCTCGCCGTCGTTCTCGTCCTGCACCTGCGATTCCAGCCAGCCGATACCAGCTTTCGTCGCCTCCTCGAACGCCATCGAGCGCTCGAACGGCGTGTGGTTCACGTCGGACAGGTACTTGAGGAGGGCGGTCTTGCGCTCGGCTGCCTTGCCGCCTTCCTTGCGACGCGGCAGCACCTTGAAGTCGGAACGGCCGCGCTTCTCGCTGCCGATGATCCAGTTCACGCTCTGCGCGATGACGTTGTAGACGGTCGGCGCCTGTCCGCGCTCCTTCAACTCGTCGATCTCGTCCTGCGTCCACTGGATATTGTCATAGTAGTCCTCATCCACTGCCATCTCGGCCCGATTCTCTTGCTGTCGGGACAGTTCTTGGCGGTAGAACGAGAGGAGGCGCCCATGCAGTTCCTGCGCCTGCTCGCTGTCGAGCGGATTGGGCGGCTGCTCGCGCTGCGCGGCGTCCTCGCCGGGGCTGAGCTCACCCTCGTCCGTGCGCGCGGGCACGAGCTGCGTGCTGTCTTTGTCGTTGAGGTCGAACATTCAGGGTTCCCGGTGCGTGCGCCGTCAGGCTTGATCGATCGGCACGTGGTCAAGAATCTCGACGCTGCGCTTTCGCCCGTCGCCGAAGTCCACGTTTGCGGTTGCGCCGACGACGACTTCGGTCGGGTTCTCGGGCATCTTGATGAGGTCGAGCAGGTGGTCGTTGATGATCCCGCCGATCTTGTGCGCCGCGCTCATGATGTTGCTGTCGAACCCCAAAGCCTTCGCGAAATGCAGCGAAACCGCCGCCAAATGGACCGGATCATCATAACGGAACGCTGCCGATAGTGCCACACAGCACGGCACCACACCATGCGGCCGATGTGCCGGCACCAGTACCAGACACGGCTCGTCGTCGTCCAGCTCGGCGTCGTAGAGCCACGTCCCGTACAGGCGGATGTCGCCGAGCTCGCGCACGAAGTGGTAGCGCGTCAGGTCGATTGCGGGGCGGGCGGTTTCGATGGTCATTGCTCTCTCCTTGGTCAGGCGGTGCGCCAGCTACGCGGGCGCTTGGGTTTCGACGATGGCTTGCGGACGTTGATGAGGCCGCCGGTGTACGCCTGCGCGAACTGGCGCAGCGCGTCGGCTGCTTCGGAGTGGCCGCCGGTCTTGTCCGGCTCGCTGCCCCAGCGCTGCTGTTGCGTGTTCCACTTCCGGCGGTAGTTCTCGATGTGAATGATACCGTCCTTGCCTTCCGTCTCGTCGAACCAGATGAGCGGGAACACGTCGCGCGTCTGCTGGATGCCCCAATTCACGTCCTCGATGCGCGGCACGATCTCGAACCGCACGCCCGGCATCAGCTCCTCGAGCATCTGCTTCGGGCTTTTGTTCGTCGTCTGCCCCTGACGCACGTGGTCCGCGTCGTGCGGCAGGAACATCGTGTCCCACACGAGGCCGAGCCCCTGGAGCCACTTCACGAAGTAGCTGTACGGCTCGCCCCAGCCTTCCTTGAACCGGATGGCGCGCCACTCGTGCTCGACGCGCTGGAGCACCCAGATTGCCGTGCCGTCGCTGTTGCCGATGTCCCAGAAGGTGAAGCACGGCACGTTGAACAGGACAGGCAGGGACGGCTTGATGCGCCCCTGCTTGCGCGCCGCGGCGAGCTGCTGGGCGTAGTACGTGCCCTCGGTCGAAACCTTGAACGGTTCGTCGGGCGTCGACGGGTATTCCTGCCACATACGTTCCTCGTTGCCGGAGAAGTCGGCGTCGCGGGTTGCGACGTACCAAGCGCGCTGCTCGGCATCGATCGTGATGCCGTGCTTCGCCTCGATCGTCTCGAAGTATTGCCGGTCCTTCTCGGTGATGACGACGCCGGCCGCGTCCATGCGGTACTCGGGCGCCTGCCACCACGGATAGAAGTGGAATCGGTAGTCGCGCGGCGTGAGCGGTCGGCCCTGCTGCGCGGTCGCCTCGGCGCGCATCGTGATCTCGTAGAACTCGCCCTCGCGGCCCTCGGCCGTCGACTCGATGACCAGAATGCCCGACTTCGGCACGGCCGGGATCGAGCCGGTCACGATCTCCTTGGCCTTCAGCGGCGCCTCGGCACAGATCTTCCCGAACTCGGACACGTGCAGGCGGTGGATCGTGCCGCCGCGCACCGACGTCGCGACGCGGATGCTGCTGTTGTTGTGCCCGAACAGCATCTCGGACTGCGTGCAGTTGGCGAGCGGCATCGCGTCGCGCAGCGCCTCGGGCAGGTTGTCGTAGGCGAACTTCACCTTGTCCCGAAAGATCGCCTCGGCCGTCTCGCGGTTCTGGGCGATGATGCCGCACCGGCTGTTCGCGTTGAACAGCGCGTGGTCGAGCCAGATGATGCAGATCAGGGTGGTAAAGCCGAGCTGGCGGGCCTTCAGGATGACGTTGCGGTGCCAGAGGCGTCGCAGGAGCCGGCGTTGCGCGCGGTTCGGGCGGAAGGGCAGCACGAGCCCTTCGTCGTCGTCCTGGTCGTCGCCTTTCACGATAATGCGGTAGAGCTTGCCGGAGCAGATTCTCCACATGGGGTCCGACAGACACCGGGCAAGCTCCTCCTCGGTCAGCGGCTCTGCCGGCTCGACGTCGATCACTGACATCCTGCCGCCCTCACTTCGCGCGCGATGCAATGCCGATCGCGCCCGGTCGCCTCGGCGATCTGGCGGAACGTCATGCCCTGTTGCCGCATGGCAAGCCACGTCGGCAGCTCGTTGGTGATGTGCGACTGTCGGCCGACGCGCGCGGCGCGGCGCCGTTCCCATGCCGTGCGTAGCGCGGCCTTGTGCTCCTCGCTGAACGGGCCCTTCGGCTTGCCCTTTGCGATGGCCGATCGGCGCGCGCGCTCGTCGTCCGGCATAACGCGCCCACGATTTCCGGCATGCGCGGCGTACAGCGCGTCGGATACCGGCACGCCGTTCATGACGCGGCCTTCGTGCCGCCAGATGTGGAACTGTTCGCGCGCCAGCAGAAAGAGGATGTCGTCGACGTGCTCGACGATGCTGAACGTCAGGTCGTGCTCGCCGTGCTTTGCGTAGACGCGCTGGAGATGCCGGCAGTGGTGCTTGCCGTTGCGCAGGTAATGAAGGTGCTCCAGCCAGCGCTGGCGCGGTGCGCGCGCGGTCGACCCGACGTAGAGGCGCCCGGTCGCCGCGCTTTCAATGTAATAGACGGTGCCAATCTTCATAGGGCCGGACGTGATGCGGTGTGATACCGCACTGTACCGCACCACTGGTCAGGTTTCCAGACCGGCTACGTCGTCACCTTCGCGGGCTTCTGCGCCGCCGGCTCGGCGACGTCCGGCGTGCAGGTCATCGGCGCATCGCCGTAGTGCACGTAGAAGTGGCCGGGGCCGAACACGACGGCGGCCAGATAGAGGGCGACGATTCCGCCGCCGATACATGCGAGCACGGTTTTCATGCGTCGGCCCTCCCGAGCTTGCTCAACCAGTCGGCGTGGCGGCGAAGCGTGGCGGCGGCTGCTTCGGGCGTGAACCCGCCGGGGAACGTGCAGGCGTGCGCCTCCTGCCGCCCGTCCTCGAACGTCACCCGCATGTGACTGAATTCCATTCCGTCCGCCGCATCGACCGCGACGCTGATCGTCTTGATGATGTTCACTCCTTTCTCCTTGGTGGGTTGGTACAATCGTCATTGTACAGGCTCGGCACGGTTGCTTGGCCGTCTTTAACGAGATTTCTATGACTTCGAACGAACTGCGCGCCACGCTCGCCGAGCTTGGTTGGACCCAGAAGCGCCTCGCCGAACGGCTGGGCGTCGATCCTGACACGGTGAGCCGGTGGACGAACGACCGCACGGGCGGCACCGGCAAGGGCGGCGTGCCGGCCTACGTGGCCGAGTATCTGCGCGTCGTCATGATCGTGGCGCGCTTCGCGTCGAAGGTCGGCGGGCAGGTGTGAAAAAGCCCGCGCGAGGCGGGCGGGTGGCCGGTGCTGCTGGCGGTCAGGTAGGTTGGGTGGCGAGCCACGCCGTCAGAATGACGACGACTTTTCGCGCGGCGGCCGGGTCGAGCACAACGCAGGAGGCATCCACGCTCTCGTCCACCTCGAACTTGAGGCCGTCTTCCCTGTTGAAGAAATCGCCCTCCTCCTGACTCAGCGCCACAGCCGGGCCGCCATAGTAGTCCGGCATATTCAGCTCGGTGATGGTTCCTTTGATCTGGCCTTTCACGTCGAATTCTGCCAGCAGCGTTTCATGCTCTCCAATTTCCAGTTGTCCACTCACTTCCTTTCTCCTTGAGAATGCCCGCGCGAGGCGCGCAGGCTGGTCAAAGCAGGGTGATCGCCGACAGGTCGACCTCGCCGCGATAGACCCACGTTCGCCGCTCCTCCGGCATCCACGGGTTCACGCAGGTGTACAGCAGGTACTTCGTCGCCAGCACGATGATCGTGTGGCTCAGGCTCGGTTCGAATTTCACGGCGATCTCCTGCGCCCGCACGCGGCGGGCATGTGGTCAGTCTGCGCGATCCTCCCGCGCTTCTTCCTGCTGGCGCAGCTCCTCTGGCGTCAGCGGGCGAACCTCGCCCAGCCATTCGTCCAGGCCGCGCGTGCGCCAGTCGTCGGACGGCTCGATCACTCCCATTGTCCGCTCCCGGTGATGTAGGGCATGGCGAGGAACAGCCCCATGCCGAAGCCAAACGCGAGGCCGTCGAGCAGCGCGCTCATGCTGCCCGCCGCATCGCCGCCTTGTGGCGCTTCACATTGCGCGCCTTCGCCGCCGTGCGCTTGCCCTGCGCGACCGTGCGGCCTGCGCGCTTCGGCGGCTCGACCACGATCAGCTCGGCCTGACGCAGCGACGTGCTGCGCCCGAGCGCGAGCCCGAGCATGTCACGGGTGATTTCGAGGATGCGTTTCATGGCTCATTCCTTATCGGTAAATGTTACTTGTGGATAACTTTCAATAACAATGTAATCAGAAACGGTATGCGAAGCGCGGTGCGGCGAACGGGCGGAACAGATCGCCCTCCTCGGGATCGAACCGCTGCGTCGATCCTGCGGGCGGGTTCGGTATCGCGTCGATGCAGTATCCGGCTGCGTCGATGAACTCCACGCGGAAGCCGCATTCATGCCGCACGGCCAGCTCGTTCGCTTTGCAGAGGGTGTCGTGGAAGTGCAGCATCACGCCTCCCTCGCGCGGAGCATGGCGTCGGCGAGCGCGTAGCAGTCTTCCGCGATCGAGGATGCGTGCTCTGCCGGCTCGAAGTCCGAGGCAACGCTGGCGAGATAGCCGACGAGCGCCTTCGCCGCGAAGTAGTCGCGGAGCCACATGCCGGTCGTAATCCCCTCGGACGGGAATGCCGGGGTGCCGCTCTTTTTCTGGGTCGTGGTCATCGCGCCTCCTTCGGCTCGTCGAGCATCCAGTCGATCCATGCGAGGCGGTCGGCGCGGCGCTGGGCGTCGCCGCGATCGCCAAATCCGTTGAACTCGTGCCATGTCCCCAGCGCCCACGTTGGGGAGCCGAGCTGCTTGCCGATGTACTTCTTCAGCGAAACGCACGCAGGTTCCAGATGAGGGTGGCGCATGCTGATGAAGTCCAGTGCATGGCAGATGAACTGGTTCTTGCGGCCGGCGATGCGCTCGCGCGCGAGCATCAGGGCTTCGCGCTTCTCGGGTGTCAGTGCCATGTCAGACCTCCACCGGGTTGCCGGCGAGCAGGCGGCGCTCGATCAGCGCGAACGCCGGATGATCGCGATCCGCGCCAGACACTCGCCGGACCACGCGGATCATAGAGAAGTGCGGGAGCTCGCCTGCGATGTTTTGGACGTCGTAGTCCTGCCAGCTCGGGCCGCTTCCTGCCGGGACGTACGGCGACGGCGTGATGCGCATGCTGGCCGGCGCGGGCGGCGCCGTGAGCTTGTCGAGCGCGAGCCCGGCGTTCTCGGTTTCCAGCTTCTCGACCTTCGCCTCCAGCGCGGCGATGCGGGCGCCGGCCGCGGCGAGCATCACGCGTGCGTGGCCGCCGACGCCGTGCGGCACGAGCACTCCGGCCGCATCCAGATCGAGCAGCGCCTTGATGCACGTGACGAGCAGCGCGTTGTCGCCGCCGAATTCGTCCTTCAGTTCCATCTCCTTTCTCCTTGCGATGAAGGCCCGCGCGGGGCGGGCGGGTGGTCAGGCGGGCGGATTAGCCCGAGCCTTGGCAATGCGAGTCTTGATGCGAAGCGAGAACGCGATCAGCGCGTCCAGCTTGGCATCTTCTGTATCCGCTTCCGGCACGCCCGGAACCAGCAAGTCGTCGTTGCTGCGGCTGTGGCGCGCCCACACGCCTATCACACGGCGGAGCTCTTTCGCCGGGCCTTCAGCGATCAGCAGTGCGCCGCTCGGCACTGCGCTCGCGAATTCGATCAGGCCGGATTGCCATGCAAATGCTTTCATCGTCTTTCTCCTGTAGCGGGAGCGGTTGTTAGGCGCGGTGATCGTCAGCGCGGGCCTCGTCTGCCGCGTCGCGCCGCGCGAGCCAGCTTTCATGCGACTCGCACGCACACTCACTGTCGTACTCGCCGCACTCCGGGCAGTGGTTCTCGACGTAGCTGCCGTCGTAGGCCCGGCGCGGAGCAGTGTGGCGGACGTTGCAGGCGATGCCCTCGCGCGCGCAGTAGGCGATGATGTCGGCGCGCTCGGCGAGCGGGTCGGTGCTGTCGCGCTCGGTGATGATGCGGTCCATCGCGTCGCGCTGCTCGGCCGGCAGCCAGCGCAGCGCGAAGCGGCCGTTGTCGCGGATCAGTCGGCGGGCGCTGCGATACTCGGTGCGGTTCATGGTTCTCTCCTTGCAGGGGGAAAGGCTCGCGCGCGGCGGGCGCAGGTCAGTCAGTGCCCGCGGTGCGAGCGGACGTCATGGAAATGATCGGCAGCAATCGAGCGCAACGCCCACAATGCGCCGTTCGCCGTGTCGCATACGCTTTCCAGCGTGTCCGGCATTTCGATTACGTGTTGCACGCGGTCGGTCGCATCGAACGCGATCCAGCGCCAGCCAGTGCGACCGGCCGCGTTCGTGAATCGCTGGAATTGCGAGCGGGCGCATACCAAACCGCCGCCCCATGTACCGCGCGGGCCGGTCAGGCGCACGCCGTTGGACTGGCGATAGCGCGCGGTCGCGTGGCGCAACGCTTCCGTGCGCAAGCGGGCGTCGCGGATCAAGGCATCGCGTTCCGCACGTTCAGCAACCTCGCGAACTTCCGCACTGGTTTGCGCATGGCGGATCGATGCCGGATGATCGGCGGCGAGCGGTTCGACCGTCGAAACGTCGTCGCCGCCATCTGCCGTTTTCATGCCGAATTCGTACTTGGCTTGATCGATTGCCGTCGCATGGTCGGCCGACAGTTCAGCGTTAATCCAGCAGCCATCATGGAACGTAACGCGGTAGATCGCGGTGGCTTGCATGTCCTTTCTCCTTGGATGGTGCGCTTTCCTAAGCGCTTGGTTCGATTATAATACCATCCAAGAAAAATTACCAAGTAATTTTATTCTTCGTCGTCGTCCGGGTTCGCGGTCGGCTTCAGCGCCGATCCCTGCACCTGCGTCAGCAGCAGCGAGAGTGGGTTTTCCTTGTCGCCCTTGAGCGTGAGCTTCGGGTCGAGCATGCCGAGATGCTTGGCGACGTTGACGAGCGCCGCCGCGCGATCCTCGGTGAGGGCCTTCAGGCCGTCCTTGCCGATCTGCGTGCCGGCGTACAGCAGCGCAGCACCGCCCGCGAGCTTGCGCGTGTCCTTCATGAGCATCTGGCCGTCGCCGTCGCCGTCACACTCAGGGCAATCCGGGTTCGGCGCGAGCTTCCGGCTGTAGCCGTAGCCGCCCTCGTTTCCGGGCGGCGGCATCTCCTTCAGGGCCGCGAGCTGCACCGCTTCCGTGTGCTCGCGCTCGGTGCGCCACTGGTAGGCATGGCCGATACCCCAGCAGAAGCGGCACGCGAAGCGGCGGAACTCGACCAACTCGCGGACGTCGGCCGTCGCGAGCTCGGACCAGTGCCTCAGAACTTCGTCCTGGGTGATCTTCGTGCGCTCGCTGCGCGCGCGCTTTGCCTCCTCGATCGCCTCCTGAACGTGCGCGTAGGTGGGGCTCGTGAGGAGGCGCGACGAGATTTCCTGCGCGGTCTTGGCGCTGTAGCCCGCGCGGATCGCCGCCTTCGTGGCATTCAAGTCGACAAGAAACTCCTCGACGAACCGTTTTTGCCGATCCGTCATGCGGCGATCGTCGCTCGATTTGTCACGTTCGCGTGACGTTCCCCGTTGCGTGGTGGACATGCCGAATTTTCCCGAAATGTGTCTTGATTTTGGCGTTCTGGCCTGTGAAATGCGCTCAGGCGCGCGACCCTTAACTTTCGTTAATCATCGGCGCTATGGTGCGAAAATCGTATCATGGTTCGAGAATTACAACAGAGCAATAAAATGAGGTAGATAGCATCATGGGCGAAACAATTCCGTTGTCATCAGGCTCCCCGAGCAATGCCGCGGGCTTCGGGGAGATGGTGCGCGTAGTGGTGAGGCGGCTAGGTAACGGAGTTGATTGCCTGCGGCGCGTGGAAAAGGTGCCGCGCCCCGCGATGTTCCCAGCCGATTCTCGGCTGCTCGACATGGATGACGCGCGGGTGCGCGATCTGGTGGCGCTGGGGTTCGAGCGGGCCGGGGCCGAGCTGCCGGCCGACGCGATCGTGATGGGCTGCGCCTTCGAGGTCGGCGACGAGACGCATAAGTGCGCGTGGATCTGTGACGAGCCCGCCGCGTCGGGCGCTCTGGTTTCACGTGTGGCGGATTGGCTACGCAACAGCCCCGTGTCGCGCCGCGCGGTGATCGCCGCGATGCTCGCGGCCATGTACGTGATCCCCAGCCCCTTCCAGATGGGCGAGGTCATCGCGAGCGCCGAGCCGCTGGTGCGCATGGTGAGAGGCATCAACGTCTGTCCAGCAGCGCATGCATCGACGATCGATCCGAGATGCATCGTTCTAGGCCCGCTCTGCGGCATGGCCGATGTCAATGGACAGTAAGCAAAACGGCCGGGTGGTAAGCCCGGCCGTTGTTCTTTGAGCGCTCGCGATCAGGCGGGCACGCGCTCCCGATTGATGCGCAGCGCCTCGTCGATGCCATCCCAATTGTCGACGCCGGCCGCCTCCAGGCATTCGAGCCAGCGCGAACGCGTCAGCAGGCTGTCGTACTCGTCGCGCGTGATCGTCACCATCTCGACCTCTTGGCTATCGGCGACGTGTCCCGCGATGTGGTGCTGGCGCTCGTCCTCGCTCATAGGCTCATCGGCCAGAGCTTCGGCGCGTTCGAGCTGGGTAAGCGGCGACGGCGGCGTGTTGTCCAGCATGTAGGCGACGGCCGCGTTCTCCGCATGCTGGCGCGGCTGGTCGAGCGCCGTGAGGCTGGCTTTGCGCTCGGCCTCGAATTCGAGCAGCGTGTCATCCATCGGCGGCGGATTGCCGTCCCGCCAGTTGCCCGGATCGAGCGGATCGTACGCCGCGACCGTGCCGACCACTTCCGGCTCGGGCTCGTTCGGGCCGGCGACGATGGCCGGCTTGCTGTCGCCGCGCATCTCGTCGGTAACGCCGGACATGCGCTCCTCGAGCGCGGCCTGCTGGCGTTCCAGCTCCTCGCGCTGGCGCACGAGCTCCTGCTGCGCGCGCTCGATCTCCTCGCGCTGCGCCGCCAGTGCCGCCTCGGCCGACTCGCGCGCGCTCGCCGCCGCGTGCATTGTCGTCAGGCTGGCGATCGACGCGTCGCGCGCGGCGCGCGCTTCGTCCTGGAATTCGGCGAAGTCCTCGAACGTGATCTCGAAGCCGCGCAGGTCGTCCAGCGTGGCGGCGAGCGTCTCGGCATTGTCGGCCGCCGAGTCGACCGGCAGGTTCTTGATTGCCGCGATCTTCTCCCGGATCGCCGCGACGCGCTCGCGCTCCTTGCGGTCGGCTTCTTCCTTCTCCTGCCGGACCTTCGTATCGTAGGTGTCGCGCAGCTCGAACAGGCGCGCCTCCTCGGCCGAGTTGATCGCGACGAGCCGCTTTTCCTCGGTGATGACGGCCTTGCTGAACGCGGTGGCGTCCTCGCGTGCCGCCTTGCCGGCCTTCTCGATCGCGACGCGCGCGTTCTTGTGGTCCATCGCCGCGCGGTGCACTTCCTCGCGGCCCGCCGCGTCGACGGGCGCGCTGATCGGCGCCGTGCGCGCGACCAGCTCGCGGAGATGCTTTTCCGCTTCGGTCGACTTCAGCACGGCGAGCGCGCGTTCAGCCGGCGGCAGAAACACGAGTAGGTTGCCCGGCTCGTCGGTTTTGATGTCAGGCATTGCTCTCTCTCCTTTGCGCCCGGCGCGCGGCCGGGCTGGGTTATCAGATGTGGCAGTCGACGATCGTGATGATCGTGTCGTCGGGCAGGCCGTCCAGCAGCTCATTCACCTTGCGGTCCCATTCGCCGCGATCGCCTTCGTCGTGCGACATGCCAAACCAGCCCATCGTGCCGCGCGCGATCCACTGGCCGTCCTTCACCAGCGCGTAGAACACGGTCGCCCGGTCGCGGGCCTGCTGCACGTATTCGTCGCGCGGCGTCAGATACTCGTCGACGCCATCCCACGGGTTGTCGAGCGCTACGGTCACCGCCTTCTTGGCCGGCTGCGCATGGTACGCGTCGCGCGCGGCGTTGATGTCGCCAGCGTGCAACACGTCGCGGACGTGCTCCCATGTCTGCCACGTCGCATCGCCGCGTGCGGCGGCAGCCTTGTCCCAGCGCTCGGCCGCCTTCGCACCGGCCGCGTCGCGCATGCCGTCGAAGTCGATGTCGGCCTTGCGCGCGACGTCCGTGTAGCTACCGTTCTTCAGCAGCAGCGCGTTGCTCCAGCGCCCGCCGATAGCCCACCAGTCCCATTTCTTGTTCGGGTTGGTGCGGTCGACGGCTTTCACGACGTTGCCAGCTTCGTCGACGATGATGTAACTGTACTTGTGCTCGCCATCCTTGTCGGGCTCCTGCCCGAACGGAACGACCGTCATGCCGTACCATCCTTCGATCCAGTCGGCGAAGGTGCGCACCTGAGCGGCTGGCACCTCGACCACCTCATAGCCTTCCGGCACGAGGCGCACGCGGCGGTCCGGAGCAAAGGGCGGCGCGTCGGGATCGGGCTGCGAGAACTCGGGCCGCCAGTTGCCGTTGCCGTCGAAAAAATCGTGCAGCGTGCCGTCCTGCGCCTTCAGGCGCGTTTCGGTCCGTTCGTCGAACTCGGCGCGCGCCTCCTCGGTCTTGTCGATGTCCTGCACGAACTCATCGTCCTCGCCGGTGCATTCGAACTCGTGGTAGGGCTGCAATTGCTGCTCGATGTTGCTGCCAATGACCATCACAGCGAAATGGCTCACTCCTCTCTCCTTGCGCGCCTTGTGGCGCAAAAATCCCGGCAGCCGGCCGGGGCGGTTCATTACGGGTTGCCGAACGCGGCGGTGCCGATCAGGATGCCGAGCCACACGAGCGCGGCGACCAGCATCGTGCAGTCGATCGGTTGCACGCCGCGAGCGGCGCGCAGGAGGTCGTTGTGTCGGTTCATGATCGGTATGAAATTGTTAGCGTGGTTCGATTATCTAACCATACTCGGCGCCATGTCAATGTAATTATTTTCGGCGGTGGCTATCCCACGGAAACCGCACCATCGTGCCTCTTTCGTACAAGCGGTCCATCGTGCGCGCGCCGAGGAAGTCCTTCATCCCCTTGCCGTCGAGGTTCGTCATCAAGATCGTCGGCCGCAAGTCGCGGTAGCGCCGATTGATGATCTCGAACACGATCGCCTGCTCGTCGTCGGTGCCGCGCTGCACGCCGATCTCGTCGATCGCCAGCAGGTCGACGGTGAAGCCCAGCGCGTGCAGCACGTCCTCCTCGCTCTGCTCGGAATCGCGGCGCCACGTTGCGCGCACGCGACGGATCAGCGCCATCGCATCGATGTACATGGCGGTCGAGTGCCGCATGACGTGCTGCATGATCGCGAGCGCGAGATGGCTCTTGCCGGTGCCCGGATTGCCGCCGAATACGAGGAAGTCGCCCGCCGGCAGGTGCTTCGTCCAGAAGTTCTCAGCGAACGAACGCGCCACGTCGAGCGCATAGCGCTGATCGTCCGTCTCGGCGACGAAGTTGTCGAACGTGCGATCGCGGAAGGCGAGGGGAATGCCCGACTGGTTCAGCCGCGCCTCGATGCGCGCCTGCCGCACGCGCTCCTGGCGCGCGCGCTCCTCCAGCTCCTCCTGCTCGCGCGCCTCGCGATTGCACTGCGAGCAGCCGAACCACATCGCCTTGTGCTGCTCGCCCGTGAGCGAGCCGCCGCGCTCGGTGTACGCGCCGTGCTTCGCGCACGTCGACGTGCGCTCGTAGGTCTGGGGGTTGATGCCGCCCTCCAGCAATTCAGCAGCTTGCTTCATCGATCAAACCCCCGGCGATGGTCGAAAAAGTCGTCATATTCCTCGGGCCGCGACTGGTCGAAGCTGTTGCTGCTCGGCCGGCCGTTACCGCGAGGCGGCGGCTCGGAAACCGTGTAGTCGCTGTCGAAGTGGAGATCGGGCCCGAAGAACGTCGACGCCTGCTTGATGTACTGCGGCTCGGTCTTGTTCGCGGCGCAGAACGCGGCGTAGCGCTTCACGCCCTCGATCATCCGCGTCGGGTCGACGCCGGCCTTTATGCGCGCATTCCACGCCTTCAGCGCGGCGGCCTTCGAGTTGTTCGGGCGCTTCGGATAGAGCAGCCAAGCCTCCTCGAACAAGAGATCATCTGGCTTACTATCTGGGTTTCCATCTGGTTTTTTATCTGTACTAGAGTCGCCGAATTCGGCGCTTCCATTCGCATTTTTCGGCGAATGGACATCACCGGATTCGGCGCCTCCATTCGCCGAATTCGGCGAATGCATTTGCCCTCCAAGGAAGGATACTTCATCATCAAACGCGAACCACAAAGTGCGGTCGTAGGTTGACGCATTGTAATTGCCCTTCAGCAACACACCTTGCTCGACGAGACTGTCGAGCGCGCGGCGAATCTGCCGATCCGAGAAATACGGCAGCAGCTCCGCGAGCGCCTTCGCGCTGTTGTAGGTCCAGGTGTGGCCGTCATACAGATGGCGGCCGTTCGCGCGGTTCTTCGCGATCCAGAATTGGAAGTTGTGGATCAGGATCGCCTCGTGAAGCCCGAAGCGCTGCGCGAGCTCGATATCAAACGAATGGTTCATACCGGAGCCTTGTCTCCCTTCTCCGAATTGCACGGGCGGCACATCGTCTGGAGGTTTTCCAGCGTGGTAGGGCCGCCGGCGCTTTCCGGGATGATGTGGTCTGCGCAGAGGCGCTTGTTCGAGCCGCACTCGACGCAGCGGAAACCGTCGCGCTCGAAAACAGCCTGCCGGAGCTCGTCGGGGATTCTGGTTTTCAGGTATGCGGCCCCGCCGGGCACGTAGCGCGCGAAGCCCGCACCGACGATCTCGTTGATGATCGCGCGGGCGCCATCCCTGCCGACCGGGCGCGGCTCGTCGCCGCCGCGCGCACCGGCCGCGTGCTCGCGCACCAACTCCTCGGTGATCGGCGTTTCGTGATGGATGGCCCAGATGAGAACGCCGCGCGCCTGCCACGTCAATTCCGGGCAGGTGATGACTTCGATAGGGATCGGCGCGCTCATGCCGCCGCCTTCGCACGAGCGAGCGAGTAGCGCGCCACGCGCGCAGGCTTCGAGCCCTTGCGCCCCTGCACCTTGATCATTTCGGTGACGATGTTGTGCCCGCTCTCACGGAGCTCGTGAACGCGCGCGCCCAGCCGCATGATGCCGTGCAGGCGCAGCGCTTCGAGAGGGGTGATGGGGCCGACCTTCTTCAGGTGGGTGAGGACGAGCGCGTTTTGCGACTTTGCATCCATAAAGCCTCCAAAAACGAAAAGGCTCTGTCTACCCCGTCGCCTTTCGGCGTTGGCGGACGCGACCAGTGGCGCGCACGGGGTAGGCAGAGCCTCACTGGTGAATGAACTCCCGCCAAGGAGTTACGCCGCGCATGGCGCGCGACGTGCCCTTATTGTGCCACGGTTCGAATCACCGTGGTTGTGTTTTGCAATAAGCGGTTACGAAATCGAACCAGTCAAGCCGCAGTTGGCCGGAACTCGACGCGCACCGCATACCCCTTGTCGCGCTCCTGACCGTACACCCATGTCACCCGCGGGTCGCGATCGTCGACGCCGAGCCGGTCGGCGATGCCGTCGCGCACGCCCTTCAGCGCGCCGCGCAGGTTGTCGTCGTCGAGCTCGCCGGGGCTGATGCGCACGAGCGTTACCTCGCAGGGCAGCGCGAAGCGCGGCACGACCGTTGCGGCGAGGTCGCGCTCCTTCTTCACGCGCCGGCTGCGCGCCGCCCAATGCTCACGGGCGTTCAGGCCGTTGTTCGTGTGCAGCGGCAGGCGCAGCCATTCGCCGGCGTCGAGCGGCCCGCGCTCGAACGGCAGCACCGGCGCAGGGTTGGCCGCGCGCCGCGCGCGCTTCTTCTTCACGGTGCCGAGCAATGCGGCGAGGGAGGGCGCGTTCAAAGCTCCTCCCATTCGAGATTCAGCGTGAGGTCTGCCATACCGGGGACGCGCGCGACCAGATTGCGCCGTGCAAACGTGTCCACGCCGTAGCTGGTCGTGCTGACGATCACGCCATCGCCGTCGATCCCCAGCGCGTGCGCCATGTTCCCGACGATGGAGGCGATCACGAAGAACTTTGTCGTGCCGCGGCCACCTTTCGCGCGATACACGTCGCCGACAGCGGGGCCGTCCAGTTCAATACGGATTGGGATTTTCCCCATTGCGATTTTCATGCAGCCGCCTTGTGAGGGTAGAGGAGCGCGCCCAGGTCGGGCCGCGCCAGTTGGTCGGGGAAGATCGCGAATCCGAGCATGCGCAACACCTGCAACAGCAGCTCGGCCTCGGCGCCGAAGTTGCGCGCGAAGCTCTGCCGGCCAGCGTGCAGCGCGACGCCGGCGCCGCCGAGCCGATGGTGCAGGGGGCAGAGCGGGATCGTGTGGAAGTCGCTCGAGCGCTGGCCGCCGCCGGCGTAGCAGCGGGCGTGATGCACTTCGGCCGGCGTCACGCCGTGGCGCAGGTTGATGCACACGATGCAGCCGAGCGCCGCCACGCGCCCCATGTGCTCGCGTGCGAGCGCGGTAGGCACGATGCGCGGGCGCGGCGTGTCGCGCACCTTCGGCGGGCCGGTGCGGCGCGGCTTCGGCGTGGAGCTGCGCGCGAACGCCGTGCGCTTCAGCGTCGACGTCCCGCGCGCCATCGGCGTCTTGCGGAGGAGGGGCGATTTCTTCACCGTCCCTCCTTGCGACGCCAGTACATGAACGGCGTGCGGATGCGCTCCTGAAACACTCGCTCGGCGTCCGCGTTGCTGTCGAGCTCGGCGCGGCTCTCAATGCTGCACGTGCGCCGGATGTACATAGCCGCGTCGTCGGCGTTCTCGCAGCGAACGCGCTGCAACCGGAGCCACGTCCAGAACTCCTCGTCGTTGCACCACATGCCGGCGAGCCGCGCGAGCGCGCCGCCCTTCGGCCGCTCAGGCTCCGACTCGGGCGCGGGCCCGGCCGGCTGCTGCACGGGCTGTTCGTTGTCGTCAATTTCCACAAGCGCCGCCATGAAGCGCTGGCCCGCCTGATTGCCCTTGCGCATCGTCAGCGCGCGGAAAGCATCGAGGTCGGACGGATCGGAGAGCCAGAGCACGATCTTCGCGCCGCCGTTGTGCGTCTCCGACCAGCCCGCGAGTTGCACCTCGCCGTGAAAGGTAGGGGTGATCTCGCTCATCTCGCCACCTGCCGCTGGCGGACGCGCATGCGGTCCTCGTGATCGCGCGCGCATTCGAAGCAGCAGTAGCGCGAGCCCGGCGCCGGCGGATCGCCGCAACCGTTCAGGCAATGGGTGAGGTTTTGCGGGAGCTCCGGGCGCGTGCGCGCCGCGGCGATCTGCGCGGCCAAAATCTTCTCGGCGTGGTCATTCGCCAAATCTGCTTCGTCAGCCATCACGCAGCCTCCTTAGTAAGTGCCTCAACAGGCGTCATATTTTGCTTGGTGATGCGGCAGTAGACCGTGGTGTATTTCACGCCAAATTGCCTGCACCAGTCGGCAAGGACTTTCGTTTCGCCATCGATCGTGATCGAGATATTGACGCGCGTGTTGCGCGACTGCTCTGCCTTCGTCGCCCAGCGGCAATTGCCCGGCTCGTAGTTGCCGTTGACGCCAGGGAAGCGATCGAGCGTCATGCCTTCGGGTCGCTCGCCCATGTCGGCGAGGAAGTTTTCGAACGTTTGCCAGCGCTCGCAAACTCGGATTCCTCGGCCACCGTAGTCATCGTAACCGCGAGCGTTCGGGTTCTCGCAGCGCTGCTTCATCGCCGTCCAAGTCTTGTACAGCGGATGACCTGACATGCGGTGTGTCTCGTAGAACGGCTTGCCGACCTTGCTGTCACGGTAGGCGCATCCGCAGGAGACGAGCTTTCCGCGGCGCAGATACGTGCTGTTCTTGATGACAAAATTCCCGCAATCGCAGGCACAAAACCATGCAGACTGCGTGCCGTCGTTTGCAGCACGGGCCAGAACCGTCAGTCTGCCGATGCGCTTTCCGATGTGATCGGATGCAACATTGAATGCCATGTCACACCTCAAAAAGGCACGTCTGGGTCGTCCATGTCATCGAAGCCGCTCGCGCCGCGCTGCTGCTGCGCGGCACGCTGCGGCTGGCCGCGGCCGGTCGCGTCGGCGTAGCCGTTGCGCTGGGTGCCTTCGCGCTGCTGCTGCGGCGCGCGCTGCTGCCGTTCGCCGCCGCCGTCGTCGCGGCGGCCGCCGAGCATCTGCATCTTGTCGGCGACGATCTCGGTCGTGTAGCGATCCTGGCCGGATTGATCCTGCCACTTCCGCGTTTTGATGCGCCCCTCGATGTAGACCGATGCGCCCTTGCGCAGGTGCTCGTCGACGATCTCGGCGAGGCGGCCGAAGAAGGCGACGCGGTGCCACTCGGTCACTTCTTTGAAGTCGCCGCTGGCTTTGTCCTTGTAACGATCGGTCGTCGCGAGGCGGATGTTGGAGATTGCGTCGCCGCTCGGGAGATAGCGGGTTTCCGGGTCGGCACCGAGATTGCCGACGAGGATGACTTTGTTGACGGATGCCATGCTGGGCTCCTTTGGGGTTGCCGAACCGGGCGCACTTCGTTTCCGGTTCGAAAATCGCACCATACCGGGCGACATGGTGCGGCACAATGCGGCACCTTACGGGTGCCAGTCGCGGCTTTCGCCTCCCTCTCATACAACGGCTGCCACGCTTTCCCGTCGCACGGCCCGCGAGGTTCGCGCCTTCGTGCCCACCGGCCCAGCTTTCCGTCTGCTGGTGATCCGCGTAGCCGGACCCCGCGGCCAGCCTGCCGCGAGTCAGGTCGAGGATGTGCGTCGCTAATACTGCTGTCGCCGCATTCGCCCACCCACCCTCACAACTGCGCCCGGCCCTCTCCGCGAGGGTGCCCCGGCATGGGCTGATTAGGCGGATGCCGCCGCGCTATATCCAGACGCATGTGTGAAGGTGCCGGTTACGGGTTCCGGCGTCCGCCCGATCGTGCGGCCGATTTAAGCGCGGCCGAGCCGCGCGTGGGTTTTGCTTAGATGTGCGCCTTGAAGCCGGTCAGGCCCGTGCCTTCCTCGATCTGCTTCAGCAGGTCTTTGGTAGCGATCTCCAGCACCTTGTGCGGGCGCACCAGCTCGTACCACATGTACAGCTTGCCGCCGTCGATACGGTAACGGAACTTCGCGACCAGCTCGTCCGCGATCGTCGAGCCCTCGAACACGGGCAGGCGCAGCTTGATCTCGTCCGGCACCGTGAGCTGGCCCTTCTCGCCGGCCTTCGCCTGAATCGTCTCCTCGTAGACGAGCTGGGTCTGACCGTTCTGGAGCTTCGTGCCGCTGGCGAAGTTGACGCCCTTCTTCGCCTGGAAGCTCGTTGCGAGCTCCAGCATTTCCGCGCCAGTCGGCGCCGCGATGTCGAGCAGGTTGCGCTCGATGAACTGAGCGAACTTTTCCTGCCCCATCGCTTCGCCGTCGTTCTGCGTCCACGTTTTCCATTCCTTGGACAGCGGCGCGTCATACGTGGCGGTGTGATCCTCGTGGGCCGGCTGCTCGGGCGTGGCCGCGTTCAGCACGGCCTTGAACACCGGCGCCGGCTCGATGCGGTACAGCAGGTTCACGTTGCCGCCGGCGGCCACGTGCGGCTCCACGTAGCGGATGAAGCTCTCAGCATCGAGCAGTTTCAGGTTGCCGCGATGACGGCGCGGGCGCTCCTGCTCGAGCAGGTGGTGCAGCTCGTGGACGCTGTAGCCATCGGGCACGATGGCGACGGGCACGCCCTCGACTTCCTTGATTTCGGTGATCGCCGCACCGGCGTTCAGAATGACTTCGGCATTCAGGTTTTCCATGTTCGTGTCGTCTTAAAGTGGGTTGGTCGAAACTACAGGGACTGCGCTGCTTGCGGGATTAACCGCCCGCGACGGCGGCGCGCGGCGTAAGCGGGGCCTCGGTCGTGGCGTCCTTGCGCGCCTGCATCTCCTGTTCCACGCTGCGGATGCCTTCGAACGTTTTTTGCCGCGGGTCCTCGCGCTGGAGGTTGCCCTCCGGCGTTGCGAACATGATCGTGCTGCCCTTCTCCTCCTTCGGCAGCACGACCTTCAGCTCGTCGGCGATCTCGATCTGCCCGCCCTTGCCGGATTTGAACGCGAGCGTGAGCGTGATCTTGCCGCCCTTTTGGGTGCTCGCGACCTTGTGCACGACCTCGTTGATCGCGTCGGTCAGTTCGTCGTGCAGCTCGCCGTAGCGGAGCTGGACGAGGGTGTCGTTAAACGGCTTCGGTCCTGCCATGATCTCTCTCCTTGGAACGTCTTACGTCATCAAAAAACCCCGCCGCGGGCGCGACGGGGGTGAAAAAACTGGCGGAGGCGGTGAGATTCGAACTCACGGACGGGTTACCGTCGCTGGATTTCAAATCCAGTACATTAAACCACTCTGCCACGCCTCCATATTCGTTACGCTGCGATCTTCTTCACCTTCTTGGCCGCCTCGCGAGCGACGCGGTTCGCTTCTTCGGCAGCCGCTTTCGCGCGCTCGGCCTCGATCTTCGCCGACAGTTCGTGCCCGCCGCGGATCATAGCGGCAGCGCCTTCCGGCGTGCTGATGTCCAGGTCAATCTTTGCCACGTAGCGCAGGAAGATCAACATCCGGATCGGCTTCGGGATGCTCTTGCGCTTCCCGACCTCGAACCAGTGCCCCGACGCCTGATTGCTCCCCACGCTCACCCAGAACGCGCGCTGCGTCAGTCCTGACGCGAGCCGGAGGGCTTTCGCCGCCTCCGGCGTGATGTCCTTTTCGATCTTGATTTCCATGTCCGCGGCTGATTTGGTTAGTTGGTATGCGTAATGGTGCGACTATCGAACCATAATGTCAACAGATGGCGTTTGCAAAAGCTATGGAATGTTGCATAAGTCAGACCACCATGAAAGAAATTCCGTGAATGGCGAAGGTGAAGAAACAATATTTCCTAAATTTAATGGAGAGCCGCAAGCTTTCCATGCGCGGGCTCGCGCAGAAGATGGAGATGCAGCACTCCCAGCTCAGCCTCACGTTGAGCGGGCAGCGCAAGATGCAGCTCGAGGAGGCGGCGCAGCTATCACAGATCTTCGGCGTGCCGCTCGCCGAGATCGCTGTTGCCGCTGGCGTCGACATCCGGCCGACGTCCGGTAAGCGCGTGAACGTCATCGGCTTTGTCGGTAAAGACGGCTGCGTGACTATGCACGGTAAGGATACCGTCGAGCGCGCTGACGCGCCGCCGAACTTGCCCGATTCGGCGGTAGCGATCCAGTTTCGCACCAGCGACTCGCCGCTGTCGTGGTGCGATGGCTGGGTCGTTTTCTACGTGCCGACCGAGACGATCTCGCCCGACGCGGCCGGCCGCTTCAGCCTCTGCAAAATCAAGGACGGCCCGGCGGTAATCGCCACGCCGAAGCGCGGCTACCGCGACGGCACGTTCAACCTGTCCGGCCCGTTCGCGCGCGAGAACGCGCCCCTCGAATGGTCAACGCCCCTGTTGGTCGGGCGGTTCTAATCTAAAATACTGGTTGCAAAAGCTCACCACCCGGTCTTACAATGCAATCGCTCCGCAATTACGCGGTAGCAGCTTGTGGGCCGGGTGTTCGCCTGTTTGGCGTCGCACCGTACCGCACCATACGACACCATACAGGAGCAGCCATGCATATGACCCGTGAAACCCTGACCTTCAACAGCGAGCGTGAATGGCTCGCGATGCGCGCGAAGGACCTGACGTCCACCGAAGCCGCCGCGCTGTTCGAAGCGTCGCCTTACTTCACCGAGTTCGAGCTGCACCAGCTCAAGACCGGGCGCCTCTCCAAGGAATTCGAGGAGAACGAGCGGATGAAGTGGGGCACGCGGCTCGAAAACGCGATCGCGGCCGGCATCGCCGAGGATTACGGCCTGATCGTCGAGCCGTTCAAGGTGTACATGCGCATCCCGTCGCTGCGCATGGGCTCGTCGTTCGACTTCAAGATCGTAGGCATCGTGCCCGGCCACGAGCACAACGAGGCGCGCGAGATGTTCGACAAGCACGGGCCCGGCATCATGGAAGTGAAGAACGTCGACGGCCTCCAGTTCCGGCGCGCCTGGATCGAGGATGGTGACGTGATCGAAGCGCCGCCGCACATTGAGTTTCAGGTGCAACACCAGCTCGAGGTCGCCGATCTCGAGTGGAGCCTGATTGCGCCGCTGGTCGGCGGCAACACGCCGAAGCCCGTGATCCGCGAGCGCGACGGCGAGGTCGGCGCGCTGATCGTCGAGCGCGTCGCGAACTTCTGGGCCCGCGTCGACGCCGGCGTCTCGCCGGAGCCGAACTACACGAAGGACGCCGACACGATCAGCAAGCTTTATCTCGAAAACGACGGCAGCACGCTCGACCTGACCGACAATCCGCGCGTGTTCGAGCTCTGCCGCGACTACAAGGCGGCGGGCGCCGACGAGAAGGCGGCCGGCGAGCGCAAGAAGGCGGCGAAGGCCGAGCTGCTGACCATCATCGAGGCTGCAAAGACCGTGCGGGCGGCCGGCTTCAGCATCTCGGCCGGCACGAACAAGGAATCGTTCCGCGCCTACGACCGCGAGGCGCAGGAGCGCCTGACGATCACGATCAGCAAAATCCCGGCCGCGCACATCGAGGCGACCGTGCCGCCGTTCCGCAACGTGCGGATCACGGAGAAGAAGGCCGCCGCCTGACGTAACCAGTGGTGCGGTATGGTGCCGCACCACACCACCATCCGAGAGAGAAATGAGCGACCCAATGAGCAACGAGCAGCAGCCGGCCGAGCAAAAGCCGACCCCCTACATTGAATTCCGCGAGAAGCTGAACCGAGGCATCCGCGCGGAGATCGAGAAGGCGCTCCCGCCCGACATCGACGTCGATCGCTTCATCCGCACGGTGCTGACCAGCGTGCAGATGAAACCCGATCTGCTTTACGCAAACCGCCAGTCGCTCATGAACGCGTGCATGCGCGCGGCGCAAGACGGGCTGTTTCCGGACGGCCGCGAGGCGGTTCTCAACATCTACCCCACCAAGATGAAGGTGTGGGACGAGCGCGCCAAGCGCGAGGTCGAGGAATGGGTGCCGATGGTGCAGTACCTTCCGATGGTGCGCGGCATCCTCAAGGTGATGCGCAACTCGGGCGAGGTCGCGAACATCGACGCTGCCGCGGTGTACGTGAAGGATCACTTCAGGTTCGTGCGTGGCGACGATCCGCGCATCGAGCACGAGCCATATCTGGGCGATGATGATCCTGGCCCGATCATCGCGGCCTACATGATCGTGAAGCTGACGAACGGTGAAGTGCGCCGCGAGGTCATGCCGCGCCGGGACATCGAAAAGACCCGCCTCGCGTCGAAGAACGCGGAAGGCGCGAACAGCCCGTGGACGAAGTGGTACGACCAGATGGCGATCAAGGCCGTCATAAAGCGCGGTTCTAAGCTGCTGCCGGCGAGCTCCGACCGCCTCGACCGCGTGATCGAACACGACAACGAGGCATCCGGCTTCGAGGCGTTTAACCAGCGTGGCGTCGACGCGTCCGCGCTGATGGTGCCCGCCGAGCCGGCCGCGCCGGCGACGCCTGCCGTCACCGATCAGCGCGCCGAGCAGGATCAGCGCCGCCCGTCGCGCATGGCCGGCATCGTGAACCGGGCGCGCACCGCCGAGCCGGTCGCGCGCGCCGCGGCCGCCGGGCTGCCCGCCGATCAGGCGCCGGCCGGCGAGCAACTGCCGCTGGAGGCCGCCGAATGATCTGGACCGCCAACACCCCCAGCATCCGCCAGCGGATCATGAAAATCCTGGTCGACGAGGGGCCGACCGAAATGCTCGACCTCGAGAAGAAGCTGCCGGACATCACGCGCCGGCAGCTCGACTCGGCGCTCGGGAAGCTCTGTCGAGACAGCCGCGCGCACCGCGTCGAGAAGCGGCCGAAGCAGCGGAACCAGAAGTTCGCAGCCGGCGCGAACCCGAACCTGAAGTCGCCCGACCTCTACGACCCGTTCAAGCGGCAGGAGCTCGAGCACCGAATGCTCACGAATCCGCACCTGCGCCACGACTGGATTCCGCGGCCCGATCCGGCCGCGGCATGGCTGTTCAACCGATAGGGAGGCCGTATGCCGAAAACCCACAGCGAGTTTCGCCACCGCCCGTTCCTGCGGGCGCTCACGCCGGAGCAGCGCCGCCGCTGGCGCGAGATGCGCCGCGCGCGCGGCATGAAGCCCCTGTACAACTCGCGGATTCGCGGCCGGTAGGGCTTGCGCTGGGCTGCGTGGTTCGATTATCCAACCGTATAGACAGAATCGAACCGCGCACGCCCATGAACACCGCTTTCCTCCTGATGGCCCAATACGACGGCCGTGCCGTCATCCCCCTCGATCTGGTGTGCCGCGACTACTTCGCGCACCTGTCTCCCGAAAAGCTCCAGCGGAAGGTACTCGACGGCGACATCACCTTGCCGATCGTGCGGATGGAGCGTTCGCAGAAGTGCGCGAAGGGCGTCCACCTTGCCGACCTTGCCGCGTATCTCGACGCGCGGCGCGAGGATGCGGCGAGGGAGCTGCAACAGCTACGGTCGCGCTGACGGCTTCGCCCTTCTTCTTCGGCCGCGGCGGGTGCACCGGCTGATCGATCGCGATCTGCGTCCACTTCCACCCCGCGTACCGATCGCCCTTGCCCTTCAGGTTCGTGTATCGGCGCAGCATGTTCCAGTCGCGGTGCAGGCTGACCTTCGCCACGTCGGGAATGTTCCAGCCCATCTCGAATAGGCGCGTCACGCCGGCCCGGCGCAGGTCGTGAAACCGCAAGTCCTCTATCTCGAGCCAGTCGCACGCGCGAGTGAACTGCGCGCTGATCGCGTCGGTCGTGTACGGGAAGATGCGGTCGTGCGTGCGCGGCATCGACTTGATGATCGCCAGCGCCTCGGGCGTGAGCCGCGATTCCTGATCGTTGCCGATCTTCTTGCGCGGGTGCTTCACGTCGCGCACGAGCTGCGTGCTCTCCTCCTCGTTCAGGTCGTCCCAGCGGATCGCCGTGATCTCCTCCTGGCGCCGCGTCGCGAAGATCGCGAACGCGATGATCTTGACCATCGGCGTCGCCCACTTCCGCCGGCGCGCCATGTCGTAGAAGTAGACCATCAGCTTTTCGAGCTCGTCCATCGTCGGGACGCGCGTGCGCTCCTCGGCTTTCTCGATGAGCCCCATCTTCCGGCAGACGGCCTTCGCTTTCTCCATCTCCTGCGGATCGAGCGAAACACCCCAGGCGGGCAGCGCGACATCGAACACACCCGCCAGCAGCACGAGATCGTTCATCACGGTCGCGGGCGACACCTCGTCGTCCGCGATCCGCGCGCGCGCGTAGTTGATGATGGCCTGACTGTCGACCTGCGACGGCTTCAGCGCGCCGAGCGGCCGCTTGCCGATCGCCTTCAGCGTCGACTTCTTCGAGCGGCCGACAGGCTTCACTTCCTCCAGCTCCTTGAGGTAGCGGTCGATGAGATCGCGCAGTAGTGGCTCTGGATTGATCGCCGACGCCAGCGCGCCGGGTTCGCTCAGTTCCGTCTCGCGCCGCTTCATCCACGCTTCCGCGGCGGCTTTGCGGTCGAACGTCTTGGCCTCCGTGTGGACCTGTTTTCCGTCCCGCATCAGGCGTATCTGAGCGGTGTATGCGAATCCGTCCTTGCGCGGACGCTTAGTGATGGTGCCCACAGCACTCCCCATTTGCTACAGAACGCTGCAACGCGCTTGCTACAAGCGTCCGTAGCAAATCCTGTAGCAAGGGCGCCAGAAAAACGGTAGCAAACGGGTGGAAATGGTGGGGAAAAGTAACCGAGTTTCGTTTATCTAACCGGGCCAGAATGACAAATAGCGAAGTGAAATCAGTTACTTACAGTTATTGGCGGTTTTGCTGCGCCCCCATGATGGACTGGACCGACTGAAAGGTTATCGAAAGGATTGCAGTGCGTTAGCCGGTATGCTCTGGCGGCGCGTAGCGGAATCGTAGCAAACGCATCCGCTGTTTTTGGTGATGCTTTCGCACCATTTCGCAAACACCAACCTAATTCACTGAAATTGCTATACAATCACTCCACCTAAACAACGCGCATGCGCGCCAAAGGAGAAAGGAGTGAACACATTACCGACCGGCACTGCCGGGCAGGCCGTGATCGACGCGGCCCGCAATTTCGCACTCACAGGGAGCGGCTTCGACGCGATGTGCCGCGCGATCGAAGCCTACGAGACTGCACCCCCTGTCGAGCAGCACGAACCGACGTGCCAGACCTGCAACGACCGAGGCATGGTCGGGGGATTCGTCAACGCTGAAAACGGGTATGACGGCGAGCCGTGCCCAGACTGCGCTGTCGAGCAGCACGAAGCAGCGCCGGCCGACGATGTGGCGCGCAACGTCGAACACACTACACCGCCGGTTGAGGCGCTCCAGCGGGCTATCAAGAACGCCTACATTAAACCGGAGCATGAGGAAATCGGACGCGAGTATTTCGGCCTTGGCTTCATGGCAGGCGCGCGGGCCGTTACGGACGCCCCGAGTATCGCGCAGCCCGCACCGTCTGCCCCGCTCGAAGGCACGGGCAATGGGGCGGATGAGCGAGCGGCTTTCTCGCTCAATCCCCTGCAACTGCGTTGGATCATGGATCACATCCGTGACGCCTATGAAGCGGGGTATCGCGATGCCCGCTCTAACCGCGCAATTCCCGACGACAACTTCCCGGGGTATCGCGGCCTCGAAATCGAACGATCCGGCGGCAAGAGCCTTGCGGAGATCCTGGAACGTACTGCCTCGCCGGCACGCGCCCCTCGCACTGAGGTGGCGGGAGCGGAAGGGGAGGAACCGGGCGCCGTACTCCCGCGCTTCCCCGTCGAGCTCAGGAAGATGTGGAGCGGCAACGAGGTTCAGCGCTGGATCGACGAGCGCATGAAGCCGCGCTTCAAGGTGCTGCGCAACGCGCTCGAACACATCGTGAAGGTGTCGCGCGGCAGCCGGGGGCAGTCGCGCCGGAATCGCTGGATCGAACTGCGTGCGCTCGGCGCGCTGAACGGCACCGACGAGTGGCGCACGGTCGACCTGCCGAAGAACGGGGAGGGCGTGCGGCGACGGCTTGAGCATGAGATCGGCGAGCTCCAGGCAGTGAAACAGGAGCTCCAGAAGGCGCTCGCGTACTGGATGCCGAAGGTCTTTGACGAGCGCTCCGCGCACGACGCCTACCTGCTCGTGGGCTATGAGGGCGAGACAGAGGAGTCGTGGGGCGAGAAGATGCAGGCCGAGCTCGCCCGCCTGAACGCGATCATCAACGCGCCGCAATCCGGCGACTTCCTGCGCGCGGTCAGCACCGAGGCCGAGCACCAGCGGCAGCGCTGGGGCCATCACGATGCCGGCAAACTGCCGGGTGACTGGTATCGGCTCGTCGGCTATCTGGCCCACAAGGCTCTGCTCGCGATCCTGCGGAACGACCACGAGAAGGCCGAGCACCACGTCATCACGACGGCCGCTGCGCTCGCAAATTGGCACCGCGCGATGCCCTGCAACACGGTTGCGCCGGCCACGCCCGCGCCGAGCACGCCGTATGCGTGGCGCGACACGGGCCCGCTCGAGACAGGGGAGGGCTGCGCGTGAGCCGATCCCGCATCCGCGTTCTCGTAGAGATGGTCAAGGACGCCGAGCTGGAGGTCGTTCGGCACTACAGCAAGGACGGCCGCGTGTGCGTCGACGCGCGCGCACCGAACGGCGTCGAGCGGGCCTTTGCGATCTCGCTCAGGCCGGGCGACGTCCGCGGCGACCTGAACGAGCAGAGCAAGATTCGCCGCTTCGCGCGCGAGAACACACCCATCCCGCCGGCAGTGGAGATTCCCGCGCCGGTCGTCACCGTCAAACAGAAAAGGAGCATCGTGAAACCTGCCGACCAGAAAGCCGAAACGCCCGCCTCGACGGCGGCCCAGCAGCTCACGCCAATCGAGTTCTACCGGCTATGCGAATGGTTGAAGCAGGCCAACGCCGCCAGCGTCTCGGGCCTCGACGTGCTCGCTCGCGCCGCGTCCGAGGCGATCGGGCAACAGGTCAGTGAGGCGGCCATGCGCGAAGCAATGGAAGCGACCGGCACGGCCGAGCCGGATGCGTGGAATCCGCTTCCCGATCCGCACGTCGTACTCGCGCGCGAGATCGAAGCGCTGACGAAGGCGCTCGGTCACGAGCCTTCGCCGATGTTCCGCCGCCTGCTGGAGGCGCTGGCATAAAAAAA